AAAGCAAACTCTACATTCGGTGGAACATCATTATCAGCAGTTTCATATAGTCAGTATGTTAATGCTGATAGATTAACTCTAAATGGATCAACATCTGGTGCTACTATAATTAACGCAACTGCTGCTGCAGGAACTACTACATTAACACTTCCAGCTGCAACTGACACTTTAGTTGGAAAAGCTACAACAGATACATTAACGAATAAAACAATTAATTTAACTTCTAATACATTATCTGGAACAACTGCACAATTTAATACAGCATTGAGTGATGATAATTTTGCCACATTAGCTGGAACAGAAACATTAACAAATAAAACATTAACAACTCCTGTAATTTCTAGTATTTCTAATAGTGGAACAATAACTATTCCTACAGGAACGGATACTTTAGTTGGTCGTGCAACTACAGATACATTAACAAATAAGACTTTAACATCTCCAGTTATATCAACAATAACGAATACTGGAACATTAACATTACCTACATCTACCGATACATTAGTTGGAAGAGCAACTACAGATACTTTAACAAATAAAACAATTGGTGCTGCAACAATTAGTGGAAATTTAATACCAAACGCAGATGCAACAATTGATTTAGGATCTGGTGGACAAAAATGGGCAACTCTAAACGTAGTAAATATTACACAAACAGGAAATACAACAACTTCTGGTACTCTTCAAGTCACTGGCACAACTGCATTAAATGGTGGATTAACACTTGATGTAGATAAATTTACTGTTGCTGATGGAACTGGAAATACATTAATTGGTGGAACATTAGGTGTCACTGGCAATACTACACTTTCAGGAGATCTTTCAGTTCATGGTGGTGATTTAACTACTGATGCGACAACTTTCAATTTATTAAATACAACAGCAACTACAATTAACATTGGTGGCGTCGCAACTACAATCGGAATCGGTGCTAATTCTGGAACAACAACAGTAAATAATAATTTAACGATTGCAGGAGATTTAACTGTAAGCGGAAATACAACTACACTTAACACAGCAACATTAGAAGTAGAAGATAAAAATATTATAATTGCTAAAGTTGCATCACCTACAGATTCAACAGCTGATGGTGCTGGTATTACAATTAAAGGTGCAACAGATAAAACATTTAATTGGGTAGATGCTACTGATGCATTTACATCAAGCGAACATATTGAAACTGCTGCAGGAAAAACATTAGCATTAAGTGGTTCAAGTTCAGGTAAAACAACATTAAACGTTTCAGCTGCTGCTTCAGGAACTTTAACACTTCCAGCTGCAACTGATACATTAGTTGGAAAAGCTACATCTGATACACTTACAAATAAATCTATTTCTTTAACAACGAATACAATTACAGGAACAACTGCTGAATTTAACACTGCATTATCTGATGATAATTTTGTCACATTAACTGGAACAGAAACATTAACAAATAAGACATTAACGACTCCTGTAATGTCTTCTGTTTCTAATAGTGGGACAATAACTATTCCTACAGGAACGGATACTTTAGTTGGTAGAGCAACAACAGACACATTAACGAATAAAACATTAACATCTCCAGTAATATCTTCTATCTCTAACACTGGAACATTAACATTACCTACTTCTACAGACACATTAGTTGGAAAAGCAACAACAGATGTATTAACAAATAAATCAATAAGTTTAACTACTAACACAATCACTGGTACAATTTCTGAATTTAACTCAGCTGTTTCTGATGCTAATTTAGCTACAATTGATGGTGTTGAAACATTAACGAATAAAACTTTAAGTTCGCCAGTTATCACAACTATTACCACAACAAGTAATTCTAGTATATCATTAGACCCGAATGGAACAGGAGTTGTAAATGTTCCTGCTGGTTATACTGGAAGAGCAGGATTCGGAGTGAATTCTCTTGTTCCAAAATCTTATGTTGATGCTCTTGAAGCAGGATTACATGTTCATCAAGCAGTAAAAGCTGCAACAACAGACACACTTGCAGTTTTAACAGGTGGCACAGTCACTTACGATAATGGTACAGCTGGAGTTGGTGCAACATTAACATTACAAAATGCTTTAACAACTTTAGATACATCATACACAGTAGTAAGTGGTGATAGACTTTTAATTAAGAATCAAGCAAATGCTGCTCATAATGGTATCTATACTATTGACGCAACAAGAACAATATTAACAAGAGCAACAGATTTTGATTCTGTTTCAGAAATAGCAAGTGGTGATTTTTTATTTGTGGCTAATGGAACACAATTTGGTAATCAAGGATATGTACAAACAGTTGTAATGGTCACAGTTGGTTCAACAAGTATTTCATTCACACAATTTTCTGGTGCTGGACAAATAACTGCTGGAAACGGATTAACAAAAGATGGAAATACAATTGATGCAGTTGGAACAGCAGATCGTATTACTGTAAACGCAAATAGTATCGATATTGCTTCAACTTATGCTGGTCAATCTACAATTACAACATTAGGAACAATTTCGAGTGGAACATGGCAAGGTTCAGCAATCGCTGGTCAATATGGTGGAACTGGAGTAAATAATTCTGGCAAAACACTTACACTTGGTGGTAATTTTACACATACTGGTGCTCATACTCTTGGTTTAACAACTACTGCAAATACATCAATAACTTTACCAACAACTGGTACTCTTGCGACTTTAAATGGTTCTGAAACTTTAGCAAATAAAACATTAACTTCACCAATTATTTCAAGTATTTCTAACACTGGAACATTAACATTACCTACTTCAACTGATACTTTAGTCGGTCGTGCAACTACAGATACTTTAACGAATAAAACATTAACATCTCCAGTTATTTCAAGTATTTCTAACACTGGAACATTAACATTACCTACTTCTACAGATACGTTAGTTGGTAGAGCAACTACAGATACTTTAACGAATAAAACGATTGGTGCTGCAACAATTAGTGGAAATTTAATACCAAATGCAAACGCAACAGTTGATTTGGGATCAGCATCAAATAAATTTAGACATTTATATCTAGATGGTTCATCATTCTTTATGGGAACGACAAAAGTTTCAATGCATGCTAATGGATATTTTGTATTTAACAATAATTCTGCTAGTGGATATCCAAGTGGAAGCAATGTGAGTGTTGCTACAGCCACAAATGGTGTTGGTGGAGGTGGTGGTGCATCTACTGCAACAGTTGCAGCATTAGCGATCGCACTTGGAGGTGCTTAAATTATGCCAGTGTCCACTCGTGAAGGACTTAAAGATTACGCACTAAGAAAACTTGGTGCACCAGTTGTAGAAATTAACGTTGATGATGGTCAATTAGAAGATCGTCTTGATGAAGCATTAGAATATTTCAATATAAATCATTGGGATGGTTCTGAACGTACTTATGTTTCACACTTAGTCACAAATCAAAATATTAGTGATAAGTATATTCCTGTTGCTGATATAGTTTATGGTGTGAATAGAGTGTTCCCTATATATGCAGGGTCATCAACTAGTAAAAATATATTTGATTTACAATATCAATTAAGATTAAATGATTTGTATGATTTAACATCTACTTCAGTTGTTTATTATACAACAGTAATGAATCATTTACAATTACTTGATACAATATTAAATGGTCAACCTATGTTTCGTTTTAATCGTTTAACAAACAGATTAAATATAGATATTAAATGGGGAACTGCAGTAAAAGCAGGTGACTATATTATATACGATGGATATAAAGCAATAGATCCTGCTTCATTTACTAAAATGTACAATGAGCCATGGTTGAAATCTTATACCACTGCTCTTTTTAAAGCACAGTGGGGAACTAATTTAAAAAAGTTTTCAGGATTAGAACTTCCTGGAGGTGTGACACTTGATGGTGATAAACTATATGCTGAAGCAAAAGAAGAAATTAAAGAATTAGAAGACATATTAGTTGGAAAGAATGCACCATTAGAATTTTCAGTAGGATAAACAAATGTCTAGAAATGTTTATTTTACACAAGGAACTGCTAATGAGCAAAACCTAATAGAAGATTTAATTATAGAATCTTTAGGAATTTATGCTCAAACAGTTTATTACATACCAAGAAAATATGTAAATAAAGATCAAATTCTTGGTGAAGATACATTAAGTACATTTAATTATGCTTACCCAGTTGAAATGTATTTTGAAAATGTAAAAGATTATGATGGAGCAGGCTCTTTCGTAAGTAAATTTGGTTTAATGATTGAATCATCAGCTACATTAGTTGTAGCAAGAAGAAGATGGAATCAATTAGTTGGTCAATATGGTAATACTATTTTAACAAATCGTCCAGTTGAAGGAGATTTAATTTATTTTCCTTTAACTAAAAGTTTATTTGAAATAAGATTTGTAAAAGATAAAGATCCTTTTTATCAATTAGGAAAACTTTACACTTATAAATTACAAGTTGAATTATTTCAATATTCTTCTGAAAAAATTGATACAGGTGTACCTGAGATTGATGTATTTGAACCATTAAAAACATTCAATACTGATCCTACACGTAATGAAGTAATGTATGTAAATAGTATTACATTTACAAATCTTGGTGCAGGTTATGTATCAGCACCAACATTAACATTTAATGGTGGAACTCCACTTACAAATGCTACAGCTACTTGTACTATATTAAATGGTAAAATAAATAGTGCTACAATTACGAATGTAGGAAATGGATTTAATAGTGTACCTACAATTACAATAAGTGCACCACCAGCTGGAGGAACTCAAGCTGTTGCTACTTGTACTTTAAATATGAATATTGATAAACAAGGTGGCTTTGGTGATAACGTTTCGATTAAAGTTGAAAGAGACGTAAATAATAATAAAGTGGCATGGTCTGAAAATAATCCATTTGGAGAATTTTAATCATGTTAAATAAACCACCATATTATCACGAAACAATAAGAAATTGTATTATAGGATTTGCAAAAATATTTTCAGATCTTAAAATTGAAAGAAAAAAAGCAAACGGAACAGTAGAACAAACGTTATTAATTCCGATTGCTTATGCTCCGAAAGAAAAGTGGATACAACGTATAGAACAAGATCCTACTCTTTCGAATCAATTGATGACTACTCTTCCTCGTCTTTCTTTTGAAATGACTGGATTAAATTTAGATGCAACGAGAAAAGTTTCACGTATGGCATCTATTGAGAAGAATAAAGCAGTTGGAGCTGGAGTAAATACAGCAAATAGAGTATTCGCTCCTGTACCATATAATTTAGATATAAATTTATATTGTATATCTAAAAATACAGAGGATGGTTTACAAATAGTAGAACAAATTCTACCTTATTTTACACCAGAATTCACGATGAGTATTCAATCGATGAAAACACCTCTTGATATTGTCACTGATGTTCCTATTATTTTAAATAGTGTGACATTTGTAGACGAATATGATGGTACTTTTGAGACACGTAGGTTTGTGACATGGACATTAGGTTTTCAATTAAAACTTAATCTTTTTGGATATGCAAACCCAGATGGTAAAATTATATCTAAAACGATTGTTGATATTGGCAATCCAGATAGACAAAACACAATAATAGCTAACCTAAATACAGGTGGAATTACGAGTGAAACATGGGAAGATATATTTAAAACTTCCGAATACGATATAACATAATAGGAAACAAATATGGCAAAACAAGTAATAGGAGTTGGTTCATCGCCGAATGACGGAACAGGTAATACTTTACGTGATGGTGGTGTAAAAATCAATTCTAACTTTGACGAATTGTATAACGGACTAGGTGGAAGCACTGTACGTATTGCAATTCCATCATCAGCAATTTCAAATGGCGCAACACTTAAATTTGATGGAACTAATTTCGTACCAAATTCAGATATAGATACAAATACTACTTATGCTATTAGTTCAGAAACAGTAGCAAGTGGTGCAAAAGTAAGATTAACAGGATCAGATTCTACAACTGATGATATATCAATTTTAACAGCAAATGCTGGACTTACAATTACTCGTACTGACGCAAGTACAATCACTCTTACAAATAATAATCCAGCCCCTGTCACTTTTTCTTTAAGTGCTGAAGCTATTCAAGCAGGTCAAAGAACAATTCGTTTAACAGGATCAAATGCTTCGTTATCTGATATTGCTCTTATTGCTGGTACTGGTATGACAATATCAAATCCGACTGCTTCTTCTATTACTTTAGATTCTGCAATCGTTTCAGTAAATGGTGCAACTGGTGCAGTTATTACAAGAAGAACATATTCTTTTGGTGGTGCTACAACTTCTAATTATCTAGTGACTGGTCCAGGATTGCCTACAGCTGGAGCAAATGATCCAGATATTATTGCTCAAAGAGGTGAAACTATAAGATTTACAAATACACGTTCAGGACAAATTTTAGAAATACTTGATACTTCAAATGCTGCTCCTGCAGGTGATTATATTTCATCGCAAGGTTCATCAGCTAATATAGCAGATCAAAACCAAACGATTACATTTACAATACCAATGTCTGCTTCTACAGGAAACACATTTAAATATCGTAGTCAAACTGAGCCTGCGAATATGTTAGGAAACATAGTAGTTATATAATAAAGGTGGATAGGGCTTATGCCTACAAATTTTTATAATGCAAATACAGCACTTAAAGCTGTTGGTGTAAAAGTAAAATTTACAAAACAAGAAGTACAAGAATTTCTTAAATGTAAAGAAGATCCAATTTACTTTATAGAAAATTATTGTAAAATAGTTTCATTAGATTTAGGATTAATTCCTTTCGCTTTATATGATTGTCAAAAAGAAAAAGTAAGGACAATCATGAATAATCGTAAAGTGATTTTAATGGAAGGAAGACAGCAAGGAAAAACTATTACTTCTGCTGCATGTATTGTACATTATACATTGTTTAATGATAACGTCACTGTTGGTATATTAGCAAATAAAGGAAGTACCGCAAGAGAAGTTTTAGATCGTTATCAATTAATGTATGAAAATTTACCTTTATGGTTGCAACAAGGTGTTGTGACTTGGAATAAAGGAGATGTAGAATTAGAAAATGGTAGCAAAGTATTTACTTCTGCTACAACACCAAGTGCGATACGTGGTAAGTCAGTTAATTGGTTATATATTGATGAAGCTGCAATTATACCAAATCAAATCGCAGAAGAATTTTTTACTTCAGTTTATCCTACTATTATGGCAGGAGAAACTACAAAAATATTATTAAGTTCTACTCCATTAGGATATAATCACTTTTGGAAATTTTGGAATGATGCTGTAAATAATAAAAATGGATTTAAAAATCTTTTTATTCCTTACGATAAAATTCCAGGACGCGATAAAGCTTGGGCTGAAGCACAAAGAAAATTACTTGGTGATGTAAAATTTAATCAAGAAATACTTTGTGAATTTTTAGGAAGTTCACTTACACTTATTAATGGTGAAACTTTAAGAAATTTATCTCCTAAACCATTCATATATTCTAAAGATGGTTTAGATATATTAGAAAAGCCTGAACCGAATCGTAAGTATGTAATTGTAGTTGATTTGAGTAAAGGAACAGGAAGAGATTATACAGCACTTAGCATTTTTGATATAACAGAAATGCCTTATAAAGTTGTAGGTAAATATCGTTCGAATACAATTAGCATACTACTCGTTCCAAGTATTATAGATAAAATTGGAAGAGATTATAATAATGCTTTTGTGTTAATTGAAATTAATAGTGGTGAAACAGTTCCCTATATATTACATAATGAATTAGAATACGAGAATATTATCTTTGTTGCAAGAGTTAAGAATGAAGGACAAAGAATTACTGGTGGATTTGGTGACAAATCAAGTGCACTAGGTGTCACAACTGATGTATCTGTAAAAAGAAAAGGTTGTAGCATATTAAAGAATTTAATTGAGAATAATAGTTTATTAATATTTGATTCAACTATTATTAGCGAATTAACTACATTTATCAGCAAAAATGGTTATTTTTCAGCTGACGATGGCTATACTGATGATCTAGTGATGACGTGTGTACTCTTTGCTTGGCTTACAGCTGACGTATATTTTAGAGAAATAACGGACGTAAATATAAGAAAAGAGTTATATAAAAAACAAATACAAGAGATTGAAGAAGAGTTGACTCCATTTGGCTTCTTAAATGATGGAAATGACCGAGAAAACCCTTCGAATTTTTGAAAAAACTAAATAGGTAAGAGAAATAGCACGTTTGTCAAGAAACGTGTCAATAATTAAAGAGGAGAGAGCAAAATGGCATTCCAATTAAGTCCAGGAGTAATTGTCACAGAAAAGGACTTCACAAGTATAGTTCCTAATGTTGCCACAAGTGCAGGTGCATTTGTAGGTAAATTCGCATGGGGACCAATCGAAGATCCAGTGCAAATTACATCCGAAAACGAATTAGTAGAAAGATTCGGTACACCAGATGATTCAACTTTTGAATCATTTTTTACTGCAGCTAACTTTTTATCATACTCGAATAATTTATTCGTAGTAAGAGGAAATGGTTCAACTGATAGAAATGCAGGAATTAGTGGTACCGCAGTTAAAATTAAAAACGCAGAACAATACTTATCATCATATGCAGGTGGTCAAGGAACTGTTGGCGAGTTCGCAGCTAAGTGGGCTGGAGCACGTGGCAATTCTTTAAAAGTATCAATGGCTGATAAGTCAACTTTCACAGGTTGGACTTATGAAACTAGCTTTGATAGATCGCCAGACACATCAGCTTGGGCAACATCAAATAACGTATCTAATGATGAAATTCATATTATCGTAATCGATGAAGATGGATTATTTACTGGCACAGCTGGTACAATCTTAGAAAAATTTGAATATGTTTCAAAAGCATCAGGTGCTAAAAAATCTGATGGTTCAAACAATTATTACAGAGATGTAATCAATTCAAATTCAAAATACATTTGGTGGATGGATCATCCAACTCAATCAGCAGAAGTTAATAATGCAGCGAATGGCAGTGCGGTAGCATGGGGAACAGCTCCAGCAGCACAACCATACAAAGATATTACAACAGCATTAAATGCTTCCTTAGTTGGTGGTGTTGATGACTATGCAGGTGTGACTGCAGGAAACATTCAAACAGGTTATGCTTTGTTTGCAAACGATCAGCTTGACATATCGTTAGTCCTTTTAGGAAAAGCGACAGCAGCAACAGCAACTTATGTAATTAATAGCGTCGTAGAAGTAAGAAAAGATGCAGTAGCTTTTATCTCTCCAGAAGCAGCAGGTGGTTCTTATATTTCTGATGCTTCAGCGACACCAGTAGCAGATATTATAACATATAGAACAGCACTTCCAAGTTCTTCTTATGCTATATTAGATTCTGGTTATAAATTCCAGTATGATCGTTATAATGACAAGTATCGTTATGTCCCATTAAATGGTGATGTAGCTGGTCTTGCCGCAAGAACAGATTATGCTCAAGATCCATGGTATTCACCAGCAGGTGCAAATCGTGGTCAAATTAAAAATGTTGTTAAACTAGCATTTAATCCAAATAGAACACAAAGAGATTCACTTTATCAAAAAGGTGTAAATCCAGTTGTGACGTTTCCAGGAGAAGGAACTCAATTATTTGGAGACAAAACTTTATTGTCAGCACCAAGTGCTTTCGATAGAATCAATGTACGAAGATTATTCATTGTATTAGAAAAAGCGATCTCAATTGCTGCGAAAGCACAATTGTTTGAGTTCAATGATGCTTTCACTCGTGCTCAATTCAAAAATCAAATAGAACCATTCTTAAGAGACGTACAAGGTCGTCGTGGTATTACTGATTTTAGAGTTGTGTGTGATGAAACAAATAATACAGGTGCAGTAATCGACAGAAATGAATTTGTAGCAAGCATTTTCATTAAACCTAATCGCTCAATCAACTTCATTAATCTAACATTTGTAGCAGCAAGATCAAGTGTTAATTTTAGTGAAATCGGTGGCTAATAATTAAAGGAGAAACTTAAATGGCTGATATAGCAGATTTTAAAGCACAAATGACTGGTGGCGGAGCACGTCCCAATCAATTTCGTGTTGAGTTAATTTTCCCTAGCTACGTTGTTGCAGGGATTTTGGCAAGTGCACAAGCACAATTTTTATGTAAAGCAGCACAATTACCAGCAAGCACAATAGAGAACATTCCAGTTCAATATCGTGGTCGTGCTGTTAATTTTGCAGGAGAAAGAACATTTGCTCCATGGACTGTCACAGTTTACAATGATACAAATTTCAATGTAAGAAATGCGATGGAACGTTGGTCAAATGGTATTCAAAATTATCAAACAACTAATGGTCGTGTAAATCCAAGAGATTATCAAACGGATTTAGTAGTAAGACAATTAGATCGTTCAGGTGCAATTATTAAATCATATCGTTTTGTTGATGCTTATCCAATTTCTATTGGTGTAGTTCAATTAGACTATGATACAGCAAATGCAGTTGAAACGTTTGATGTTGAATTTCAATACAATTACTTTGATAGTGATACAGCTTCACGTGATGGTGTAGGAGTGAATATTTCAATTGATACACCAATTGGTTCATTCCCAATTAAAATATAATAACAGAGTTCTAAAAAGAACTTAGAAATAGATTATGGCAGAATTATTTGGCTTTGAGATTAAAAGAAAAACACCGAAGAAAGAACTTAGTTCGGTTGTCACACCATCTAATGTAGATGGTTCGACGTTGGTAGCAGACGCATCGGCATATTATGGATTAACACTTGATTTAGATGCGAGTATTAAGGGCGAAAACGATTTAATAAAAAGATATCGTGAAGTTTCTTATTACCCAGATGCTGATAATGCAATTGAAGACATTGTAAATGAATCAATTGTATTAGATAATCAACGTCTTTCAGTTGACGTAGTTTTAGACGATTTAAAAGCATCAGATAATATTAAAGAAGCTATAAGAAAAGAGTTCGAAGAAGTTTATAAATTATTAGATTTTGATTTACGTGGTCATGATATATTTCGTACATGGTATGTTGATGGAAGACTGTACTATCATATAGTTATAGATCCAAAAAATACTAAAAACGGAATTAATGAATTAAGATTTATAGATCCACGTAAAATTCGTAAGATTAAGAATTATAAAAAAGAAAGAAATGATAAGGGTGTTGACGTAGTAAAAGATATACAAGAATACTACATTTACAATGACAAAGGAATTACTGATAGTTTAGCAACAGGTATTAAACTATCTTTAGATTCAGTTGTATTTGCTCCATCAGGATTAACTGATTTAAATTCTGGTATGATATTATCGCATTTACATAAAGCGATAAAACCAGTGAACCAGTTAAAAATGGTAGAAGATAGTATAGTAATCTATCGAATATCAAGAGCACCTGAACGAAGAATATTTTATATTGATGTTGGTAATCTGCCTAAGTTAAAAGCAGAGCAGTATGTAAACGACATCATGAATAAGTTTAGAAATAAAGTTGTATATGATGCATCAACAGGTGAAGTACGAGATGATCGTAAACACATGTCAATGCTTGAAGACTTTTGGATGCCAAGAAGAGAGGGTGGTAGAGGAACTGAAATTACTACACTCCAAGGTGGACAAAATTTAGGCGAGATAGCTGATGTACAATATTTTCAAAAGAAATTATATCAATCTTTAAATGTTCCTGTCACAAGATTGTTAAGTGAAACAGGATTTAATTTAGGAAGAGCAAGTGAAATAAGTCGTGATGAATTAAACTTCCAAAAGTTTATTGATAGATTAAGACGTAAATTTAGCACTATATTTTACAGTCTTTTAAGAGTGCAATTAATTCTAAAAGGAATTATAAAAGATCAAGAGTGGGAACAGTTTTCTCAAGATATTCGTTTTGATTTTTTAAAAGATAATTTCTTTACTGAATTAAAAGAAAACGAAATACTTGCTCAAAGAATTAATATGTTAAATTCTATTGAACAATATATTGGAAAATATTACAGTATTAGTTGGGTTCGTAAGAACATATTAAGACAAACAGAAGATGATATTTCGAAAATTGATAAAGAAGTAGCAGGCGAGCAAAGTAAAATACAAGATTTAAAAGTAGCTCAAACTGCTGAAACAGATGATGAAGCAATAGATGCAGAACAAGATAAAATTGATCTTGAATCTTCTCTTGTTGATAATACTAAAAAGGAATAATTTATGGAAATGAAAAACAAAATTAAAGACTTAATTGATAATATTGAAATAGGAAATGCTGACGCAATTAATGCATCGTTTTCAACAGTAATGGCTGAAAAAGTATCAGCAAGATTAGATAGTTTAAAGCAAGAAGTTGCTAATGTGGTATTTAAAGATAAAATAGAAAATAACGAAAAAAATAATTAGGAGTATTACTAATGGCTGTCACAAAGACTATATTAAAAAAATCAAAAAATGAAGTTGTTGTTAAATTTGCAAATAACTCAGGAAATAATCAAACTTCAACTTTTGATTTAAGTGTAGATGCTTTATTGAGCACTGAAGTAATTGAAGGCACAGTAAAAGTTAATATTTTAGCAATAGGTTTCTCTGGGCTTAATGGTTCTCATTTCACTTTATCAAGAAACTCAGTAGGTATATTTGCTGCTCCTTGTGACCAACCAGATCAATTTTATTTTGAAGGATTTGTTGATGGAATTAATAACACAAGTGATATTGTTTGTAGTATGTCAGGCGAATGTTATGTGTATTTAACATTACGCAAAAATTCAGGATTTGAAACTAAAATAGAGACAGCACAATTTGGTTCTTATGATGATGACACTGCTAGAGGTAGTTAGTTAAATGAAACTTATTAGAGAATTTACAGAATCAGTAAAATATTTAATTGAATCTCCAACAAGTGCAGGAGCAAGTAAAAATTATTTTATTGAAGGAGTATTTTTACAAGGTGAAATTAAAAATCGTAATGGTAGAGTATATCCTATGGATATAATGAAAAAAGAAGTTGAAAGATATACAAAAGAAAATATTGACAAGAATCGTGCGTATGGTGAATTAGGACATCCTGATTCTCCTACTATTAATTTAGATAGAGTATCGCACATGATAAAAGAATTGAAGCTTGAAGGCAATAATTATGTCGGAAAAGCGAAAATAATGGATACACCATATGGTAAAATCGTTAAGAGTTTAATTGACGAGGGTGCTAATTTAGGTGTTTCATCTAGAGGGATGGGATCGTTAAGAGCAAGAAATGACGGAACTCAATTAGTACAAGATGACTTTATGCTAGCGACAGCTGGTGATATAGTTGCTGATCCATCAGCGCCAGACGCATTTGTGCGAGGTGTTATGGAAGGAAAAGAGTGGGTGTTCGTTGATGGTAAATTCCTTGAGAAAGACATAGAGCAAGTAAGAAAAGAGATAGCAAGTACAAATAGAATAGCCCTTGCTGAAGCTCAAGCAATTCAGTTTGCAAACTTTCTTAAGAAAATAAAATAACTAAATATGAATGGAAAACCATTCTTTATACATTTAAATTAGGAGAATATAAATGAAGATCGAACAAACTATCGCAAAGCTGTTAGCTGAAGCGAACAAAGCTAAATCTCTATTATCTGAACAAGATAAAGAGGGAAGTGCTTATGCTATTGGCATGGCAAAAGCTAAAGAAATTACAGGTGATGAACCACCTCTTGAAAAAGAAACAATCAAAAAAGCACACGACATTGCTAAAGGTATTCTTAAGAAAGAAGAAATCAATCCATTCAGTGGTCAAGCATTAAAGACTGAAGAGACTGAAGAAGAAAAGAAAAAAAGAGAAGAAGAAGAAAAGGCAAAAGCAGAAGCAGAAAAATCTACTAAATCTGAATCAGAAGTGGCTCCTAACACAGATGATAAGAAAAAAGAAGATGAAAAAGCTAAAGAAAAAGAAATCGTAAAAAAAACAGAAATGACTGACGACGAAAAGAAAAAAGCTGAAGACGAAGCAAAAGCTAAAGCTGAAAAAGAAAAAGCTGAAGTTAAATCAGAAGCTGAATTAACAGATAAACAAAAAACTTTACCACCTGCATTGCAAAAAGCAATTAAGGATAAAGAAGAAAAAGAAACTGTTAAAGAAGAAACTGAAGAAGAAAAAGCTAAAAGAGAAGCTGAAGAAAAAGCTAAAGCAGAAAAAGAAAAAGCTGAAGTAAAGTCAGAGTCTGAAGATAAAAAAGAAGACGAAAAAGATGAAGATGAAAAAGAAATGAAATCTGAGTCTGAAGATGAGTCAGAAGATGAAGATGAAAAAGAAATGAAATCTGAGTCTGAATCTGAAGATGATGAAGAAAAAATTAAAGAAAAAAATGCTAAAAAGCCAGACGAAGTGAAAATGAACGAAAAAACTAATGAATCAGTTAAAGTAGATGTATCTGCTGATGTTGAAGCATTATTAAAAGGTGAAACACTTTCTGAAGACTTTAAAGCAAAAGCAAAAGTAATATTCGAAAACGTAGTAATCAATAGAGTAAAAACTGAGATTGCTCGTATTTCAAATGAATTGACAACTGAAAATGCTAAAAACATGTCAGTTATCAAAGAGAGCCTGATTGAAAAAGTTGATGGATATCTCAGCTATGTAGTTGAGCAGTGGGTCTTACAAAATGAAATCGCTCTTGAATCAGGTATTAAGACTGAAATACTTGAAGACTTTGTAAGTGGTTTAAGAAATTTATTCGAAGACCATTACATTGAAGTACCAAATGAAAGATTTGATGTACTTTCTGATCTTCAAGATCAACTTAATACTACCAAGAAAAAACTTGATGAAGCTACAACTGAAAATGCTAAAATTTCTAAAGCATTTAGTGATTTACGAAAAAATGAAATCATATCAGTAGTTTCAAAAGATCTAGTGTCAACAGATGCAGAAAAACTTAAATCATTAGCTGAAGAGCTAACGTTTGAAGATGATGCGTCTTTTGAGAGAAAAGTACAGACAATAAGAGATAATTATTTCTCAGCAGTGTCTGCGACTCAAAATTCTACTAAAACAATGGTAGATACAATAGTGACTGATGAGCCAATCGTTATCAACGAGTCAGCTAAAATAACTGACGTAAAAATAGCTGCATATGCAGAACTATTAACTCGCTCAAAGAAATAAATTTAAAAAACAATAATAACGGAGAAACAAAATGAAAAGTAGACAAGATCTATTAAAAAAATGGGCTCCTGTATTAGATCACGAAGGTGTTGCACCTATTAAAGATGCATACCGAAAAGAAGTGACAGCTGTTCTATTAGAGAACCAAGAGCGTTCTATTAATGAAGAAAAGCAAGCACTTTTTGAAGCAACTCACGCGAACGCAGCTGGTGCTTTACCAGACAGTTCAGGAGTAGCTAAATTTGATCCAATATTGATCTCATTAGTACGTAGAGCAATTCCACAAATGATCGCTTATGACATTTGCGGAGTTCAACCTATGACACAACCAACTGGTTTAATATTTGCTATGAAAAGCAGATATACAGCTCAGAATGGTACTGAAGCATTATTTAACGAAGCTGATTCAGACTTCGGTGGTACAGGCACGCATGCTGGTTCAAATCCAGTAAGTGGTGGCTATACAACTGGAACTGGTTTAGCAACTACTGATGCTGAAGGATTAGGCGATTCAGGAACGTTCAATCAAATGGCGTTTTCAATCGAGAAAACTTCAGTGACTGCGAAAACTCGTGCTTTAAAAGCTGAGTACACAGTTGAATTAGCACAAGATCTAAAATCAGTTCATGGTTTAGATGCTGAGAGTGAATTATCAAATATCCTATCTACTGAAATCCTTGCGGAAATCAATAGAGAAGTAATTAGAACAGTTTACACATCAGCTAGAACAGGAGCTCAAGTCGGCACAACAACTGCTGGTACTTTTGATCTTGATGTAGATTCAAACGGAAGATGGTCAGTTGAGAAATTCAAAGGATTATTATTCCAAGTAGAGAGAGAAGCAAACGTTATAGCACAAGAAACACGTAGAGGAAAAGGTAATTTCATTATCGCTTCTTCTGATGTTGCGAGTGCATTAGCAATGTCTGGTGCTTTAGACTATGCTCCAGCTCTTTCAACAAATCTTAATGTAGATGAAGCTTCTACAACTTTTGCTGGTGTCCTTAATGGTCGCTACAAAGTGTTCGTAGATCCATATTCTGCTAATAATGCAGCAACTCAGTTGCTATTAGTAGGATACAAAGGTAGTTCAGCATTTGATGCTGGTATCTTCTATTGTCCATACGTTCCATTACAATTGGTGCGTGCAGTAGATCCTTCTACATTCCAACCAAAAATAGCGTTTAAAACACGTTATGGTATGGTAGCGAATCCATTCGCAGGATTAACATCAAACACGAACTTCTACTATCGTAAAGTTGCCGTGACAAACTTGATGTAATCTAAGAAGTTGATTATATAATTTTAAAGGGGGGGATGAATTAATCTCCCCCTTTTTCATTTATACTAAATAATTATAATATGACTCTTAAAACTTCAAATAAACCATCAAATACTAACCCACTTAATCCTAACGGATTTTCTTTTTCATTTGCACGTATTCCAAATGTAAATTATTTCGTTCAGTCGATTAATATACCTGATCTTACATTAGGTGAAGTTGTTCAAGCAACTCCACTTTCAGATGCTTACATTCCAGGAGAAAAACTTGTTTATGGTGTTTGTAATTTAGAATTTATAGTAGATGAAGATATGGAAAATTATCTCGCACTATATCGTTGGATGGTCGCTCTTGGCAAACCAAGAAACTATGAACAATATTTAAATTTTCCAACTACCGACACTGAAGCTTATAAAGCAAATTTAAAAGAATTAGCAAAAAATTATTCAGATGGCACATTATTAATACTAAATAATAATAACGGAATTAGTAAAATAATCACGTTTAAAGATATGTTCCCAACAGGATTGTCGTCGATGACATTCGACTCTAAAAATACTGATGTGACTTATATTACAAATAGTGTGACCCTAAGATATAGTTATTTTACAATACAGAGTCCTACCTCTTCGACAGTCAATTAAAATACAAAAGAAAGACTGTTAAATGCAAAAAAATATATTCATATTATTTTTATCATTTTTGCTTACTATTGGAGCAGGGCGAAGCTTTGCTCAAGAATCATTACCAAAAAGCGATAAGTACCCAGATTCATCTTGGATTGAAGAAATACCAGTAGTTTGTAATGACTCCACAACACTTCATACTTTTTTAGAATCTAAAGGTTGGTTTATGTCAAAAACATACACTGGAAGAACTGGTGCTGAAGTTGATGGAAAACCAATCTTTATTATAGCACATTATAAGAATGCAAAATTACCAAAATCAATTATAGAAACATTCACTGTTTTATCAGGTGAATCTTGCATAATACATCAAGGATTTGACGAAAAATATACTTCAAATAAAGTTTAAAACCATTTACTTACAAGCTTTTTTATAGTATAATATGAATTATGACACTTGAAGAAATACAAGAAAATTGGAAACAAGACTGTATTATAGACGATAATCATTTAGATCGAGAATCTGTTCGTACACCAGTCTTACATTCAAAATATTTAAACCTACTCATTTCATATAAACATCGTATTACATCAGCACAATCTGAATATAATAGTATGCGTGTAAAGAAATTTAGATATTATCGTGGTGAAATGACTAAGGGTGAATTAGAACTTGCTGGTTGGGAACAATGGCAAGGCATAAAGCCATTAAGAAATGAAATGGATGAATTTCTAAATGGTGACGCTGATTTAATTAAAGCCAAACTTAAAATTGAGTATCTATCGAGCATACAAGAACTTCTTGAATCTATATTACAACAGATCAAGTCACGAGATTGGATTATAAGGAATTCATTAGAGTGGAAAAAGTTCGTTAGTGGTGCTTAATGTCCGAAGATAATAAATCCCAAATTACAATTGAAAACTATACTGAAACACACGTTCGTGTATTCTCAGAAGATTTAGGTATAGAAAAAGAAATTTCCGAATATTTTACATTTTACGTTCCAGGAGCCCACTTCACACCACAATACAGAGCACGCATATGGGATGGTAAAACACGTCTTTATGATTTACTTCGTAAGACAGTTTATACTGGTTTAATTCCTTATGTTCGTAAATTCGCCTTTGAACGTGGTTATACCATATCTGAAACAGGGTTTCCAAAGTACATTGAACCTATAACAGAAGAAGAGGTTAAAACCTTTATAGATTCATTAAATATAACCTCTAAAAACGATCCAGATCTATTAGTAAGAGACTATCAATATAATGCGGTTTATTCCGCTTTAAAGCGACGAAGAGCCCTATTGTTGAGTCCAACTGCCAGTGGGAAGAGTCTAATAATGTATTCTCTATTACGTTGGTATTCAACGTTGAAAAACAATAAGAAATGCTTGATTATAGTTCCAACAACTAATCTAGTGGAACAGTTATATAAAGACTTTGATGATTATTCAACTAAAAATGGTTGGAAAGTAGATGCTCATATTCAAAAGCTTTATGCAGGATTTTCAAAAGAACTTACAAAAAATGTATTAATCACTACTTGGCAAAGTATTTACAAATTACCAAAATCATTCTTTGAACAATTTGATGTGGTTTTCGGAGACGAAGTTCATAAATTTAAAGCAAGAAGTCTTATTACAATAATGGAAAAATGTAATAAAATAAAATTTCGTATTGGTACAACTGGAACAATCGATAATAGTAAAATAAATAAATTAGTACTCGAAGGACTTTTTGGAATCGTAGAAAAAGTCACAACTACATCTGATTTAATTGACCAGAAAAAATTAGCAGATTTAAAAATTATTTGCTTACTTCTTTCCTATGATGATATATCACGTGAAGGAAGAAAAAATAACGTTTATTCAGATGAAATAGATTGGTTGGTTTCTTGTGATAAAAGAAATAACTATATTACAAATCTTGCTATTAACTGCAAAGGGAATACTTTAATACTTTATCAATATGTGAAGAAACACGGAATCCCTTTATACGAGAAACTAAATAGATTAGAGAAGAAATATAACAAAAAAATATATTTAATCTCTGGCGATACGATTGTTTCTGATAGAGAACAAGTAAGAGATATCGCAGCAGATACAAGCAATTGTATAATAGTCGCAAGTTATGGTACTTTCAGCACAGGTGTAAATATACCGAGTATTGAAAATATTATATTAGCAAGTCCGATTAAGAGTAAGATACTTAATTTACAAAGTATTGGGCGAGGACTACGATTAAATAAGAATAAAACTACATGTAATTTGTTTGATATTGCTGATGACTTATCTTATAAGAAATGGAAAAATCATACTTATAGACATTTGTTGTCAAGAATGCAAACTTATGACGAAGAAAAGTTTAACTATTCATTAGTAGAGGTAAAATTAAATGCATCAGAAATCAGCGACACCGAGAGTAATAAAATCGAGTGAAGATTTTGTCATTGTAAGATTATCAACAGGAGAATCAATATTAGCCATTCGTTTGACAGAGGACGAAAAAGAAATTACTATTGAATATCCATTCGCACTTAAAAATTATCCAAGAATTACAAAACAAGGTGGAATTATAGAACAAGTGACTGCAGGACCATATTGTAGTTTCGCCGAAAATAGAGTTTTTACATTCCCGAAGAAAGACGTTTTTTTCGTTAAGAAACTTCATTCTTTCGCAGTACCATTCTTTATGTCATTGTACAATCAACACGAAAGATTGGTTGCAATGGGTTCTTATGACGATTTAATGAATAGATTTATGGATAAACAAGAAATGGCTGATTTAAGACACGACGAACAATTCCCAGATACAGAATCAGAAGATTATACGAGTAATTATGATACAGAAACAGAGGAATTAACTACTGAAGAAATGGATAATATAACAGAAATTTATAATCAGATTAAGAGCAAAGATAAGAAAGTAATCCATTAATTATTATAATAGAATATTTCAAACATCCACAGGTGTTATTATAATATGAAAAATCTTGAAAGTAAAGGTGTGAAAAAAAACTCAAATCAAAACACTTTACTTACAATATATTTTAGAGTATAATTGTGATCTATTTACTCTTTAATATTTAAATCCTTTATTATGAATAAAAAAACTAAAGAACCAAAAATACATTACGTCAATAATGCTGAATTTCTTAAAGCATTAATTCAATGGAAAAAAGATTGTGTTGACGCAGAAGATAGTGGAGAAGAACATCCACCAAGAATTCCTAATTACATAGGTGAATGTATTTTAAAAATAGCAACACGTCTTTCTACACGTCCAAATTTTAATAATTATACATATCGTGATGATATGATATTAGATGGTATTGAAAATTGTATTCAATATCTTCACAACTTCGATCCTACCAAATCTAAAAATCCCTTTGCTTATTTTACTCAAATCATATATTACGCATTCTTAAGACGTATTATGAAAGAAAGAAAACAAGCTTATATTAAAACTAAAATTCTTACTTCTTTACCACCTACTTTTTTTCAAGAACTTGGTATGAGTGATGATGAAATATCAGAGTCAGAAAGAAACTTTGATAAATTTGTTAGTAAGATGAGCCAAGCAATAGAAAGCCAAAATAACTTTGATGAATGGCTAGTTAAAAAGTCTGTTGCTAGGAAAATGAAAAATAATATTGAAACGATTGATTTAGATAATGACAAAGATAACGATTATAACTGATACACACTTTGGTGTGCGTAATGACATTAGCCACTTTTTAGAGTCTCAAAATAAGTTTTTTGATACAACATTTTTTCCTAAAATAGATGAACTAAAGATAGATACATTACTACACTTGGGTGATATATTCGATAGACGTAAATATATCAATTACTATACATTAAAACAGAGTAAAGAATTTTTCTTCAATAAGTTAAAAGAAAGAAACATTACTATGTATGTTGTAATTGGTAATCACGACACATACTTCCGAAACACAAATGAGATTAATAGCATATCTCTACTCTTAGCTGAATATCCAAATATAAAAATCCTATATGAACCACAAACAATCCAAATAAAAGAAACATTATTTTGTAATATTCCATGGATATGCGAAGACAATAAAGATAAATGTTGGGAAGAAATTAAAAATACAAAAGCAGAAGTTTGTATTGGTCATTTTGATATTCAAGGATTTGAAATGCATACTGGTGCAGCATCAAAAGATGGAATACCAAAAGATAAGTTTATGAAATTTGATTTACTTATGTCAGGTCATTTTCATCATCGTTCACAACACGATAATATTACTTATTTGGGTGCACCATATGAAATGACTTGGTCTGATTATAATGATAAAAAAGGTTTTCATATATTCGATACAGCAACTCGTAAATTAGAGTTTATACAAAATCCAAATACTATGTTCTTAAAAGTAGAATATGATGAATCTTATTTTGCTGAGAATCCACCAAATTTTGAAGACTATAGAAACAAATATATAAAAGTAATTATAACAAATCGTAAAAATTTATTAAAGTTTGATACATTTATAAAAAATTTACACAATCATAATCCATATGATGTAAAAATACTGGAAACGTTTGTTGATTTTTCGTCTGCTAACGTATCTGATGAAATTAACGTAGAAGATACTACTAGCATATTAAATGGTTATGTTGATACTATCACAACTAGTATTGAAAAAAATAAACTTAAATTATATTTAAACTCGTTGCATGCTGAAGCAATTGCGAGCGAGACTATTATTAAAGAATGATAATATTTCATAAATTAAAATGGCGTAATTTCCTCTCAACAGGTAATGTTTGGTGCGAAATACAATTGAATAAAATACGAAGTACAATCGTAGTAGGAAAAAATGGTGATGGTAAATCTACCATGCTTGATGCTCTTACTTTTGTTTTATTTGGTGAACCATTTAGACAAGTAAAAAAGAATCAACTAATTAACTCAATTAATGGCAAAAATGCTGAAGTAGAAATTGAATTTTCTTCTGGTACAAATACCTATAAAATAAAAAGAGGAATTAAACCTAATATATTTGAATATTATGAAAATGGAGTATTACAAAATCAATCAGCAGCAATCAGTGATTGTCAAAAGAAAATAGAAGAACAAATACTTAAAATTAATTATAGAACATTCTGTCAAGTTTGTATTTTAGGATCTGCTTCTTATATTCCTTTTATGCAATTACCTACAAATCAACGTAGATTAGTAATTGAAGATATTTTAGATATAGGTATCTTCAGTAAAATGAATGATATACTTAAAATAAGAGCAGTTGATACTAAATTAGCATTAGTTGATGTAAATAAGGATATAGAGATAGCTAAATCAAACATACAAGCCCAAAAAACTATACTTGAAAACTTATCAGTATCTAAACAAGAGAACATAATCAAGATAGATGATAAAATAGAAAAGTATAGAGAAGATATAAAAGAAATACAAAACAAAATAATTACATTAAATAAAAGACTTTTAGAGATTGATAGTTTAACAACTGACTCAGTAGATGTATTTGATCGTATAGACAAAGCAAGAAAACTAATCGCAATAAATGAAAGTCGTATTGCTGAGATACAAGAAAAGATAATATTTTTTAACGAGAACGAAAATTGTCCTACTTGCGAATCAACAATACAGCATAAGCAACATGCATTAAGTAAATTAGAAAAAGAAAAAGAAGATATAAAATCTAGACTCTCTAAACTATTAGAAGCTTTGACTGCTGGAGAAACTAGATCGAGAGAAATAAGAACATTATTTAATGAGAAAATAGAAATTAATAATGAAATATCTAATTTAAATACTAGTGTAAAATTTACTGAAACTAATATTGAAAACAATATAGCTGAAAAACAATCATTATCAGACACAACTAGTGATACCAACAAATATAAAGATAAAATTAAAGAATTAGCTGAACTAGCATTAGTTGATGTTGACAAAAAGAATAATTTAATGCAGGTAATAGAACTAGAAAATACTTCTAAATTACTCTTACAAGATTCAGGTGTTAAAACTGCTATTATTCGAAAGTATTTACCTGTAATGAATAAGTTAATTAATAAATATTTACAAGCGATGGACTTTTATGTTCATTTTGAATTAGATGAGAACTTCACTGAGACGATACGTTCAAGACATAGAGATGAATTCACTTATGATAGTTTTTCAGAGGGTGAAAAGATGCGTATCGACTTAGCTATATTGTTCACATGGCGACATATAGCGAAATTGAAGAACAGTATTAATACATCTTTATTAGTACTGGATGAAATATTTGACTCATCTTTAGATGCATCAGGTGTAGATTACTTTTTAAATCTAATCTCGCAACTAGACGCACAAGTTAATGTTTTCGTAATTAGCCATAAGGGTGATACTCTAATTGAAAAATTTATGAGTACAATTAAATTTGAGAAGAAAAACGACTTCTCTACAATCGTAAATGCATAAACTATGAAAACAAAACACAAAAAACCAATAACGATAAATCCATTTACTGGAAAATCAAATGAAGTAATTGTCCGTCAAGGAATGGCATCACAAACATCTGATGCTTATGGTGCTGTTGATAGAAGAGATGAATCTAAAACAGTTCTTAGAGATAAACAACATCACTTATACTTCAAATTAAAGCTAATTGAAAATTGGATATATGAAAAGAAACATCGTAAGTTTTTTTCCGATTCAGAACCAACTATAAAACAATTAGAAACACAACGACATAATATGAAACATGAATATAATCGTGTGTCTAAATTATTAAAAGAAAGTAAATAATGACTGATATAAAAGAAGTTATATGGGATTCAGTGGACGAAAATGGTAATCCTATAAATCCAAGACTAGCTACTGTTGAAGAAATAGAAACAAAAAAGAAATCAAAAGGACTTCCTATTATAGAAGAATCTTTTGATAAACGTATTACAAAACCAGAACCAACTAAGGTAGAAGTTAATATAACAAAGAGTAGTATAGATGGTAAAGAAATTATAACACCAGTAAGAACAACAGATGGTTTAATTCCATGGAATGATCCACGTTTAAAAACACCACCAAAAGAATGGGACTTTAAAAAACCAGTAGAAGAAGCAGCACAATTAGGTTTATTATTAATTAAAGTAGCACAAAAATTAAATGGTGCAGGTCTTTCAGCGAATCAAATAGGAATAGATGCAAAAGTATTTGCAATTACAGTAATTGAAAATTACCAATATGCTGCTTTCAATCCAGTAATATTAGAATCATCAGAAGAAACTGAATTAATGGAAGAGGGATGTTTATCTCGTCCTGGACTGTGGTTGAAAATATCAAGACCAAAAAAAATTAAAGTTAAGTATTTCACATTTAAAGGTGAAGAAGTGCTTAATGAATTAGATGGTTTTCATTCGAGAGTATTTCAGCATGAATACGATCATATGCTAGGAATAGACTTTACTCAAAGAGTGGGTAAATTGAAATTAGATATGGCTTTAAAAAAATTAGATAAACAATTAAGAAAAGCTGCAACTACTCAGCAATTAGAATACGAAGCGAAACTAAGACCTAAGTTATTTGCAAAATAATTTACTTCCAAGATTTTTTATAGTATAATATATGTCTAATCAATTAAAAAGGTATTTTTATTATGGACTCAAGATTTGACCACATCAATTCCCTTCAAAAACAAAAACAAGCATTCGAATATCAATTAAGACAACAAAAAGAAAGAAATCAAACTCTTAAAGAAATACAACACATAGGTGTTATATTTGGTGTTGGTTTTTTATTTGGATTATTATTCAATGTCATATTCTTTTAAATCACATAACGAATTAAATAAAAATTTGACTGATTACATTTCAACAGTCACTGATAAAGAAGACATTTCTAAAATACCGATCGAATCGATTAATGATTTTTTAAATGGTTTAGAGTCATTTTTAGAAGAATCAGCAAGTAATTAAGGCGAAATTAAGGCGACTTCAATATAAGTTATTGATTTATATATCTTTTTTATTTTCTCCTAATTATATACTTTTAGATCGTTTTATAGTAGAATATATGTATATATTATGAATAAAAAAGATTTATTAGCGAAACTACTTTCTACTGAAAATATAACTGTTTTAAGACAGCCAGTTGCGACTGCATCTTTTAACGTTGAAACTAGAGTTCTTACTCTTCCTGTCTGGAAGAACCTTTCCGAAAATATTGAAAATATGTTAATTGCCCATGAAGTAGGGCATGCTCTTTACACTCCATTTAGAAAATCAGAAACAGAAGAATTTAATAATAATAAACTATTACATTCTTGGGCGAATGTTATTGAGGATGTTAGGATTGAAAAGAAAATACAAAACGAATATCCAGGATTGAAAAAAGACTTTGTTTCAGCTTATAAAGAATTAGTTGATAGAAATTTCTTTGGCGTTAAAGGTAGAGATTTAGTAAAAGAACAATTTATTAATAAAGCAAATTTGTTTTATAAAGCTGGTTATAACTGTGGTGTTAAATTTACAACAGAAGAATATGGTTATATAAAAGAAATTGATAATTGTGAAACGTTTGATGATGTTATGAAGTTAGCAAAAAAACTTACTGCTTATTCTGTTGCTAAAAAAGAATTAGAAAAACAAGCTTTAGAAAAACTTGCTGCATTGTACTTACAAAATGGTGATGAGAATGAACAAGGTGAACAACTTAAAGATTCTTTAAAAGATCTTCTTATGGATGAACTGGACGAAAATGGAAACAAAATAGGTGGTTCTAAATCTAATCCTGAAATAACTGTTCCTGAAACTGATAATACTACTGAACAAACAATTCAAGACAAATTTGATAATATGTTATCAAAACACACAAGCAATAATGAATTTGTTATGGTTGACTATAATCCAAAATTTGTAGGATTCGATCCTTATGTACCATATACAAAATATATGGCAGATGTAGATGCTTGGTTAGCAATTAGAAAAACTAAAGAAGATTTAGAATTATTGAATGCTAAAAAAGCAGGTCATGAAGGATGGGAAACTACTGAAGATAAAATAAGATTAGCGAGCAGTGAATTCAATTCATATCTACAAGAAACTAAAAAAGAAGTAAATTACTTGCTTAAAGAATTTGAAATGAGAAAATCAGCAAATCAATATTATAGAACAAAAGAACATAAAACTGGTGTAATTGATATTAGGAAATTAGCATCTTATAAAATTAAAGAAGAAATATTTAAAACTATCCAATCATTACCAAAGGGAAAAAATCATGGAATGGTTATGTTAATGGATTGGTCTGGTAGTATGAGTGGTATATTAAAAGATGTTATTAAACAAGTTTATTTAATGACTAGTTTTTGCAAAATAGCAAATATACCATTTACTGTTCTTGCTTTCACTAATGGTATATCTGACTCTAATCCTGAGAAAGCATTATGTGATGTTGAAAGAACAAAACAATTTGGTGAAAGATATATACCTTATGATAATAAACTATCGCCTGAAGAAAATCAAACTAAAAAGACAATTTCTACAAATCAATTAGATGTTGAGATGTTTAGAGTTGTTGAACTTTTATCTAATAAAATGAGCAAAGAAGAGTATAATAAAATGGGTGCTTTATTATTCTCTGAAATGTATAAGAATGTTTCTAATTATAAATTAGCATCAACTCCTTTAAATGAATCTTTATATTATATGATTGATTTCTTACCAAGATTTAAAAAATTAAATAATGTTCAAAAACTTTCTTTTATAGTATTAACAGATGGCGAAGGACATAGCATCTATCCAAGACGTTTTGAATCTTACAGTTCTTATGGATCTACTATAAAAAAACATTTATATCTTAGAAAAGATAATAAAGACTATGAATTTAAAACATATATGCAAACTGGTGCTTTAATTAAAATAATAAAAGATCAAGATCCAAATACAACTTGTCTTGCGTTTTCTTTAATAAGAAACAATAGAAGATGCATAAGCAATACATTATCCCAATTAACTAGTTATACAAATAATGGAAGTTATGGGTGTGCTGATGAATCTTCTGTAATTAAAATAGCAAAAGATTTTAAAGAATTAGGTGCTTCTGCATTAAAAGAAGTTAATTCTTATGATGAATATTATTTAATCCCGATAGAAAGTATTAAACCTGAAGCTTTAAATATTACTAATGATTTGAATTCTACAAAAGAAAAAACAGCAAATCAAATAGCAAAATCATTTACTAAGCTTTTAAAACAAAATAGAAATAGTAGATTCTTATTAACTTCTTTTGCAAAACAGGTAGCATAATGACTGAAACAATTTCATTAAAAGATAAAATTATAGAATTAAGATCTAAAATACTTATACATTCTTATATGTATTGGTATAAAGACAATCCTCTTGTGTCTGATGCTTTATTTGATGCTTGGAAAAAACAATTAGTTGAATATCAAGCTGAGCATAAACAAAAATTTCCTAATGAAAAAATAGAGTTTTTTGAAACTGCATTTATTAATTGGGATGGTACTAATTCAAAGGCACTCCCTTTATTTGATGAATGGATTACGAATAGAGTTGAGATGCTGGACAAATATAAAAATGCAACTCCATACTTTAATATTTAAATTTATGATATTACTTTCTCTATCAGGTTGTTTTGGTTCCACACTATTAACTTTGGGTGGAATTAAAATAACCACTGGGGATGTAATAACAAAAATCGTTAAAATTGTACCAAAAAACGATGAAAATCTAGAAGATTACGAAAATAAAAAACTATAATATGACTAAGCTATTGAAATATATATCTTTTTTATTTTCTGGAAGTATATACTTTTTCAACGATTTATGGTATAATATATGTATAAACTAACTAAAAAAGGCAAATATATGATGAATGATGTGAATATAAAAAAGTTTGTAGAATCTCTACATAAATCTTATTCCAATGATGAGAATAAATTCAATTGGAAACAGATCGTTAAGGTTTTTAAAACCACTAAATTTGATAACAAATCAGAAGTTTATAATTGGGTGAGAGCACAAAAAGCTGGAAGAGGTGCTTATATTATTCCTCTGTCAAGTGTTTCTTCTTCGGTGACAAATAATGTTGTCAAAGTAGATACTGTAAAATCTGAATCTTCTAATTTAGATGTTAAGTCTTTAGTTCCAATTAGAGATAGTAATTATGTTCCATTCGGAAATTACAAAGATTTAGAAACTATTATATCTTCTAAACAATTTTATCCAACATTTGTGACTGGACCGACTGGTAATGGTAAATCTACTTCAATTGAACAAATTTGTGCAAAACATAAAATTTCTTTAATTAGAGTTAATTTAAACAGCTTAACAGATGAAGATCAATTAATTGGTACTAAAACACTTATCGATGGTAATATACAAATCGTAGAGGGACCAGTTGTTATAGCAATGAGATTAGGAATCCCACTATTGCTTGATGAGATCGATGCTGGTGGTGCTAATACTCTATTATGCTTGCAACCTATCCTTGAAGGAAAGCCATTCTATTTTAAATTAAAGAATGAGATTATCGTTCCTAAATTTGGCTTTAATATATTCGCGACAGCGAACACTAAGGGTAAGGGATCAGAAGATGGAAGATATATTGGTACGAATGTTTTGAATGAAGCATTTCTTGAAAGATTTGCTGTGACATTCCAACAAGAATATCCAACACCATCGATTGAATTAAAGATCGTTAAAAATCTGATGGACTCTTATAAATGTAAGAATGACAAATTCGCTCAGACTTTAGTTAAGTGGGCTGATGTAATTAGAAAAACAAATGAATCTGGTGGTGTTGATGAAACAATTACTACAAGAAGATTGGTTCATATTGTAAGAGCATATTCAGTATTTAAAGATATGGATAAATCTATACAGTTATGTACGAATAGATTCGATGAAGCAACAAGACTTGCTTTTATTGATTTATTTGACAAAGTATCAAATAACAAAGAAACTTCGGCTCCGAAACCATCAGAGTCTGAAGTTGCGAGTGCTGTAGTTAATCAACAACAAACAGTGAGTGCTTAATGCTAACTTGGAATTCACTTACTAAATCACAAAAACGTTGGGTAGAAAACGTTGCGAAAATTCTACCCGATTGTGTGACAAATGGGCATATTACAGCAACACAATGTTATGACTCTTTTAAACTATTAGAAAAACAAAGAGTTTCAGGTAGTCCAAAAATTGGATATCCGAATTGGTTGTTTAAACTTAATAAAATTAAAAGAGGAATCTATTTGTTTCCAGCAGAGGGAGTGACAGTACAAAAAGCATCTCAATCTTTAAGTGGGAAAGCTGAACCTATTGCTATTACCAACAGAGTATCAGAAGAAGATAAATCGTTTTTAAATGATTTAAAAGCTTTTGGTATTGATATAAAAGTTTCTTAATGGGAGTTTGTTAGTTTATTGTGAAGTGGGAGTCCCATATAAGAAAATTTCATTTTTTCTCCCACTTTACTTACAATAAAAAATATAATATAATAGTGATATGATAACATACGATAATGCTTCTAAAGCCCAAAGAAAATGGATTGATGCAGTAATTACTATTTTTCCAAATATTGAAAAAACAGGAGTAATTTCAGCAGCAGAATGTTATTCAGCTCATATGAATTTATTAAAAAATCGTAAAGCAGATTCAGATAAAATAGGATATCCTAATTGGTTATTTAAAACTAATAAAATAAGTCCAGGAGTTTATTTTTTTCCTGCAAAAGGATTAAACCCTGAGAGTATAGTTAAAACGACTCCAGTGGGAGATTCTTCTGTAAGAGCAGAAGTATCAAAGACAGAGGAAGATAAACAATTTTTTAAAGATGTATTAACAAATGTATAAATTTAACGAAGATAAACTAATAAAAGAATTAAAAGAATATATTGACCAAACATATAAAGGTCATTATTCTAAAAAGAAATTTCAGTCAACAGAGTTCATCGTTGATTGTGGTCATGGTCTAGGATTTACACTAGGCAATGTTTTAAAATATGCTCAAAGGTATGGGCATAAAGATGGACAAAATCGTAAAGATCTTTTAAAGATTTTACACTATGCTCTTCTTGCTTTACATATACACGATCAAGGAGAAAAACTTAATAATGAAAAGGAGTGAGAATGAAACTAAGTAAAGAAACACTTGCGATTATGAAAAACTTCGCAGGTATTAATGCCAATCTAATGTTAAAGAATGGTAATAAAATATCAACAATATCGCCAGCAAAAAGTGTAATGGCTGTGGCACAAATTTCAGAGAACTTGCCAATTAATGGTTCTGGGAATTTTGGTATATATGAATTAAACGATTTTCTATCAGCTTACACATTAATGGAAGATCCAGATTTAACATTTGCTGATAATTTTTGCATGATTTCTAAAGGTCATCAAAAAATTAAATTCTATTCAGCAGCAAGTGAAATGCTACTTGTTCCATCAAAAGAAAGTTTGCCTGTTTCTGATGATGTATCTTTTAATTTAAGAGCAGCAGATTTAGATATTATTTCAAAGTCAGCAGCAGTTTTAAAAGTAAGTGACATATCAATCGTATCAAAAGATGGTAAAGTAAGTGTTGAAGTTGCTGATAAAAAAGCACAACAAGCTGCAAAATCAGGACAATCAACAGCTAATACTTTTAATCTAGATATTGGTACATCAGATAAAGAGTTTAAAGTGAATATGAAAGTTGATAATTTACAAAAAATTGTACTTACAGATTATGTAGTGACAGTTGATAGCAAAAAACTATCTAAGTTTTCAGCAACTAAAGGTTCGCTAGTATATTACATCGCAATCGAATCTGATTCTGTAATCGGCAAATAATTTAATGGGAGGAATACTCCCATTATACAACTATATTATATTATGAATAAAGCGACTCTTAAAAAATTAATTCCTGTTTATATAGATCATAACAATAAATTTCATAAAATTAAAGATTATTTTGTTCATGAAGATACTGGTGATGTTTGGTCTTTTAAATGGAGAAGATATATGAAACTTAAACCTCCTATATGTAAAAATAAACCAAAATCATCACGAGATCTTTATCCTTATTTGTCTATTCATAATAAAAAAATATTTAAAAATCTTGCTGGCACAAGAAAAACTATGGATATTCATAAAATTGTTAAAACTTCTTTAATTTTTCATTACAATACTCTCGCAAAAGAACTTATAAAAGTTTATAAGCATATACAAAAAAAAGATTTATCACTATTACCAAAATCAATCCAAGAACAATTATATAGAGGATTAATAGTGAATCATATAGACCACAATAAACGAAATTACAATCCAAAAAACCTTGAATTAGAATCTTTTCAAGGTAATGCAGTTAAATATCAAAAACATAAAAAACAAAAAGCACTATGATAAACACATCTGAAAACCAATTTGTTTGGGTTGAGAAGTATCGCCCTCGCACAATAAACGAATGTATTTTACCTAAAAAATTTAAACTTACATTAAAGTCTTTCATTAAAGGAGGACAGATACCACACTTTCTATTTTATGGTACAGCAGGAGTTGGTAAAACTACTGTGGCTCGTGCACTATGTGATGAAATTGGTGCTGAGTATATAATCATAAATGGTTCTGAAGAGGGTCGTATGATTGACACTCTAAGAGTGAAGATTAAAGGATTCGCTTCAACTGTATCTTTGACTGCAGCAAAAAAAGTAATTATTCTAGATGAAGCTGATTATATGACTCCGAATATAATGCAACCAGCTTTACGAGCATTTATAGAAGAATTTTCTTCTAATTGTAGATTTATACTTACTTGTAATTTTAAGAATAAAATTATTGATCCGATTAAATCAAGATGTTCTGTAGTTGACTTTAAAATACCAAATGATGAGAGAGCAGTTATTGCTACTGATTTTTTCAATAGAGTTGTTGAGATCCTGGAAAAAGAAAATATAAAATACGATAAGAAAGTAGTCGCTACTCTTATACAAAAGTTCTTTCCTGACTTTAGAAAAACATTAAACGAACTACAAAGATATTCGGTAGGTGGTACTATCGACACAGGAGTTCTTGTGGGGGTATCAGATGAGTCTTACACACACTTATTTAAATATTTAAAGAATAAAGAGTGGGATAAAATGCGTGAGTGGATTGATCTTAATTCAGACATTGATACTACAAATTTATTCTCAGAAATATTTGAAAAATGCCAACCAGCAATTGAAAAGAATTCAATACCAGAGTTGGTGTTAATACTAGCAGATTATCAATACAAGTCAGCTTTCGTAGCAGATGCGAATATTAATAAGATTGCTGCAATGACAGAGATAATGAAAAAATGTCAGTGGAAGTAAAAAAGTATAAAACAAATCCATTTAAGTTCGTCACAGCTATCAATTACAGTAAAGAAAACCTACATGAAACAGAGACTTTCGAAGAAGATTATTTGCCTTATATTATTAATAGATCTCTCTCTATGTTTCCAGATACAGTCCAAATAGCTAATGAAATCAACATTTTGCACTATGTTCCAAAGAAGTGGCAATTTCTGTTTTACCTAAATATAGTCGCTAAGAAGAAAAGATATTCGAATAAAAAGTGGGCAAAAAAATCTAAAGATTCTAATGAACCTTTTATTATGGAATATTATAACGTTTCTGCTCAAAAAGCAAAAGAGATATTATCCCTTTTAAAACCAGAGCAGATTGAAATTATTAAATCAAAATTTTATAAAGGTGGCATACAATGAGTGAAGTTGAAAATAAACAAGAATCATTAGAGACTGTAAAAGAAGATTCAAATAAGTCTGTTCCATATGCATGGAGTCCAGACAAAATGTTAGAAGTTTTTCTGATCGAACCAGATAACTTTTTAAAAATTAGAGAAACATTAACACGTATCGGTATCGCAAGTCGTACTGATAAAAAACTATATCAATCTTGTCATATATTACATAAACAAGGAAGATATTTTATCGTTCATTTTAAAGAATTATTCTCTTTAGATGGAAAAGAATCTAATATTACTACAAACGATATTGAAAGAAGAAATACAATAGCTGTATTATTGGCTGATTGGGGATTATTAAAAATTAAAGATCTTGCCCAAATTTCATCAAAAGCTTCTTTAAGTCAAATCAAAGTTTTAGCACATAAAGACAAAGCAGGTTGGGAACTTGTGGCTAAATATAATATTGGAAAAAGAGCAAAATAAATGTTTTATATTTGGCATACTTTATTAGTAGTTGCTTTTATAGTTATGGCATTCTTTATGGGTCTTATTTTAGGTAAGAAAATAGACTCAAAGACACGAAATTTAAGCTTATTGAATAAAAAAAAAGATAATAAATTCAATAACTTGAATAAATAATATTGTATAGGTACTAGTAATTTTAAAAATAATACCTATATAATAGTGTATATTCGATCGTTGTATCGAGTATAACATACCTGATTGTTCCAATAGTGGAAAGTCAGCAGTAAATAATAACCTTGCTTTCACAGGAGGATATAATGATAGCAAACATAAACCAAGCGATTGACACTCTGTCAAACGCACAAAAGTCTTTAGTAGAAACTTTTATTAAAGATTCAAAAGTAGCAGAACCAGTAAATACAATTATTGATGCTACTCAAACTTTTAGCAAAACATTAGCAAAATCATTCGTCAACTTAACAGAGACATTTGTTGCGAACGTTAGCAAAGGAGGAAAGTAATGACTAGACTTCCTACTTTTTTTAACGATGCGTTCAAAGACTTTGATAAGTTTTTCGTAGGTTTCGATGACCAATTGGCACGATTCCACGATATACACGAGTCATTTGGCAAAATGATACCAAACTACCCACCATACAACTTAAAAAAAGTTGACGAAAACAAATATGTTATCGAAGTGGCTGTAGCTGGTTTTGCGAGATCAGATATTGAAATCACACTAGAAGATGACAAATTAGTTATCAAAGGTGAGTCAAAGTCTGATGAATCAAAATCAAAAGATGTTGATCTATACAAAGGTATAGCAAATCGTGCTTTCGAAAGATCGTTTGCACTGTCTGAGAATATCGAAGTAAAAGATGCTCAATATCTAAATGGTATGTTAAAAGTTATTCTTGAAAGAATAATCCCAGAACATAAAAAACCAAAAAAAATAGAAGTAAAATAATCTATTTAAAAGATTGGTGGAGTTTAATTATTCCACCAATCAAAAATACATTTAAAGAGAAAAATAAAATGACACCTTATAACATATGTGAAAACAAATGGATAAGTAAAGCTAAAAAAGAAATAAAAAATAATTATAAAGAATATCAACCTATATATGAAATATTTGTAGGCATATCATTACTTATAATTTTTATTTTAGCAATACTTACTGCATTAAGTAGTTTTCTATAAAATATGAACAATCTTAATAGAGATTGTATTAATCACCTTAATTGTTTAGGCATTCCTTGTTGTTTGCTTAAACAATGCAAGTGCGAAGAACCATTCACTTTGCAGAAACATATATCCACACCCGATACACCTATCAAAACTCCATCAGAATTACTCCAGGATGAATTGGAGCCGATTCTCTAAACCTTTACATACAAGTATTTTTATAATATAATATAGTCTATGAATCAAAATAATCCACAAGTTAAAATAATCGTATTGTTAAATGGTCAACATATGATTGGTAAAGTAATTAAAGAAGATGAAAAGGAACTTACTATTGAAGCACCTGCTGTTATATTAACAGGTGAAGATGGTAAGGAACAAAAAAGAATGTCATTAGCATTCGCACCATTTCTTCCATTCTCATCAGATAAAGTATTTACTTTTAGATCAGATATGATATTAACAACATCAATTCCAGCAGAAGCATTAACTAACGAATATAATCGTATGTTTGGCTCTGGTTTGGATATTATAACAAAACCATCTTTAATCGTATAATTAAAGAAACTTTACTTCCAAGAAATTTTATAGTATAATATATGGTAGTAAAGTAAAAATAAACAATATAGTACAACAAGGAGTAAATATATAATGACTATACTAAAAAGAATGTTCGGTAGAAAATCTTCTGCAAGAAGTGTAAAACCAACATTATCGAAAAAAGCGAAAGTGTTAAACCTTTTATCAAAAGGTGAAAACATTGCATGGAAAACAATCAGAGATAGATTTGATCTAGAATCTCCAAGAGCGATGATTGACACATTAAGAGCAGAAGGTCATATGATTTATGGCAATAAAGTTGCTGGTAAAACATATTACAGACTAGGAGCACCAACAAGAGCAATTATTGCTGCTGGTATTCAAGCTTTATATGGTACAAAATTCAAATATTCTAATTGGAAAAATCCAGTAAGAAAATCTGAATTGTCACCAATTAACTAATTAAAGAATTTACTGAGAGGGCTAAATCCTTGCCAGTAAATAGTGGTGTGCCTTTATCTTCTTCTTCTTAGAATTGAAGAAATTTGTTATGTGCCTTCAAATGTGGCACACCACTCTTAATAAAAAGGTTGCGATATATTCGCGAGAAAAAATAAATGAATTCTAAAATAGGTACAAATTTTTACACTAACGTTTCCACTACAGCCAACGATGTGCTCGTTCGAGCAGTCACTGATGTTGGTACTCGAATCCAAGAACGAATCCCTTTTAAACCACACTGTTATATTACCAAAGGAACTGGTGATACACCCTACAAAACACTAGACGGAAAACCTTGTTATAGAGTTAATTTTGACTCTATGAAACACGCAAGAACATTTTTTGAAGAATTTAAAACAATCTCTAATTTTGACGTGCATGGAATGCTTTCATTCACTCATCAATATATTAATCAAGCATATCCTGAAGCAAGTTTAGATTTTGATTATTACAAAATAAGAATCTATTCTTTAGATATAGAAACAACAACTGAGAATGGTTTTCCAGACGTAAATAATCCAACTGAATCTATTATACTTCTTTCAGTACAAGACATTCATACTAAAAAAATCATCACATGGGGATTAAAAAAATATACAGGAGAACGTACAGATGTTGAATATCGTGCTTTCCCTGATGAGAATGCTATGCTTGATGATTTTATTAAGTGGTGGCATAAAAATTGTCCAGACATTATTACTGGTTGGAATGTAGGTGCATTTGATACAGTTTATCTTTATAAAAGAATTCAGATATTGCTAGGTGATTATACTGCTAAGAAATTAAGTCCATGGTCTTTTATTTCATCTAAAACAGTTTCAGTAAGAAATAGACAAACAACATATATTGATTTTGAAGGAACATCTCTTTTAGATTATATGAGTTTGTATAAGAAATATACTTATACGAATAAAGAATCTTATAAGCTTGTTGATATAGCACAAGATGAATTAGGTGTGACTAAATTAGATCACAGTGAATATGCTTCATTTAAAGAATTTTATACAAAGAACTGGAATAAGTTTGTTGATTATAACATAAGAGATACTGAATTAATTACTCAACTAGAAGATAAAATGCGTCTTTTAGAATTAATTGTCACTTTTGCATATAAAGCGAAAGTTAATTTTACTGACGTTTATTCTCAAGTAAGAACTTGGGATATGATTATTCACAATCACCTTATACAGAAAAATATTATTATTCCACCTAAAAAACCAATAGGAAAAAGTCAACAATTTGAAGGAGCATATGTAAAAGATCCAATCTTAGGAATGCATAAATGGGTTGTTGGGTTTGACTTAACTTCACTTTATCCACATTTAATTATGCATTATAATATCTCACCAGAAACAATTCAAAATAAAACTTACAAATCAGGAGTAGATCATTATCTAAACAATCCAGCTGAGTTTCAAGATGATGAAACTGTTGCTGTAAATGGTTCAGTTTATACAAATAAAATTGAGGGAATGCTTCCTAATATTATGAATACTTTTTATGCTCAAAGAGATATTGCTAAAAAGAAATTAATAGAAGCTGAAAAACAATTTCAAACAACCAAAGATCCTAAGCTTAAAAAAGTTATATCAAAATATAATAACGAACAAATGGCTTATAAGATCGCTCTGAATAGTGCTTATGGTGCGATAGGTAATGAACATTTTAGATATTTCGACATACGTATGGCTGAAGCAATCACACTTGGTGGACAACTTGCCATAAAATGGATTCATAATAAGATGAATGATTATGTGAACAAAATTTTAAAAACAGAAAATAAAGATTATATTATTGCAGTTGATACAGATTCAATTTATGTAAATTTTGAAAAAATAGTAGAGAAAGCATTCTTAGATGTACCTGATAGAGCAAAGATTGTAGCATTTATAGATAAAATTTGTCAAGATAAAATAATACCATATATCAATACTTGTTATGATGAATTAGCAAAACGTCATAATGCTAAGAATAAAATGATAATGAAACGAGAGAGTATTTCTGATAGAGCAATATGGACTGCTAAGAAAAGATATATTCTTTCAGTATTAGATCAAGAGGGTATTTCTTATAGTACACCAAAATTTAAAATAATGGGTTTAGAAATTGTTAAATCAAGTACACCTATGATTGTAAGGAAAAAGCTTAAAGATGCTCTTCCTATTATATTATATGGCAATCAATATGAATTATTTAATTTTATTAACAACTATAAAAAAGAATTTTATAGTTTAAGACCAGAACAGATTGCATTCCCTAGATCATGTCAAGGTATAAACGAATATGCTGATTCTGTAAAGATTTATAAACTATCAACACCAATGCATACTCGTGGTGCGTTAATGCATAATCATTTTGTAAATAAAATGAAACTAGCGAAGAAAATTGCTCTTATAAGAGAAAGTGATAAAATTAAATTCATACATCTTAAAACACCAAATCCTTTACAATCTACAAATGTAATTGCTTTTTTAGACACACTACCAAGTGAATTTAAAGTAGATCAATATATTGATTATGATACAATGTTTCAAAAAGTATTTTTAGATGCTTTAAAGTTGATTATTACACCATTGGGGTGGAAAACTGAAGAAACAAGTAGTTTAGAAAATTTCTTTTAAATAAGCCATTGATTTTATTAACTTTTTTCTTTACAGAAAGCTTTACTTTTAATAAGAAATATGGTATAATATAGGGTGTATGAGTAATAAAAGTATATTAAAAACTGAAGATATATTAACTGCTATTGATGTGTGTTCAAATATATTAATAGACACATTAAAAGACGTTGAATATCTTGAAACTAAAAAAGCAGAGGGTGATCTTGCTGATAGTGAATATCAAGAATTACACTATGCTCGTGGATATTCTGATGCTATTCGTACAACAATAAAATACTTAGAAACAATAAAATAAACTATGAAATATATTGACACAGATCTACCAGTAAAAAAAACTATCTTTAAACCAAATTACATAACTCGAAAAACAAATTTCAATAATGGAAACGAAGTATATATTCTTAATGTAGTTAATTCTGTTGAAGCTATTAACAAATTATATGGTGAATTTACTTTAGTGACTGGTAGATATTCTGTATATGATACTGTATCTAAGACACATATAGCTGAATTAAAAACTAGAACCTTTGGTTTATACGATGAACATAATGAAAAGAAATTACATCCATTTATATTAAAAGGGTTGATGATTGGAAAGAAAAAATATGACAATCTAATGAGGATTTCAAAACAATTTAATAAACCAACTTTGTATATTAATCATTTACAAGGTGATCATTTAATTATTTTTAATTTAAATGAAATTGATCCTACAAAATTAAAATTAATTAATATGAGAGTAAAAGATAAAACATCTCAACAAATTATAATGAAACCGAGTTATCTACTCAACTATACACTTGGATCGTTTTATATTAATCAATTAGAAACACAATATGTTTAAACTTATATTTAAAGTTTTATTAGTATTTTGTGTTATATTCACAATACATAGTTTGGCTCGTAAGAATCCAACCTATGATGCTGTAGTTTTAAATTTAATACCAAACAGCTGTGATCGTGAATGTAAGAAAAAACTATTTGAAGCTGAGATGGAAGATTCAATGCAACAAATGGCAAAAAGTATAATGAGTGAGTTGTTATATCAAACAAAACAAATAACTAAGGATAGACAATAATGGACACTAAATCTTTTAATTACAAAAAACAATCGCACGTTGAACAAGTGAATGATGAATCTTTTGAAAATAAAGAAAAGATGAATACTAATAGAAATCAAGATTTAATTGGTGCAGTTATATTTGCAATTATATTAATATTACTTTTAACTTTTATGCCAAAATCTGCTATATCAACTGAAAAGAAAATTAAAGATGAAATTACAGAATGGTATGAGAACACAACAATTTCGATAGCAAACGAAATAGTTTCTTTAGGAAATTCAGTAATTTCTGTTCCTAATAAAATAGAAACTGGATTATCTAATTTTTGGCAAGAAACAAAAACATATCAAATTGAAAGCTGGTCTAAAACAAGAGAAGAAAATCCAGTAGTGTTTTCAACAATTGATAAATTAAAAGAATATTTTGTACCAAATGGAACTGAAACGAAATGATATTATCTTATATATTTTTAATCATATTTTTTGCTGTAATAATTGGATTATGGTATCTATTAATTTCAGATATAATTAAATAATGCATATGTTATATAATAAAATATTTATACATAAACTTGTTGAAGATCTAGATGATGTAAGAGAGTATGTTGAAAACAACATGCCAGTTGCAGCAATTTCTAGAATCAATTTAATTAAAAAAGATATATTAAAAGCATCAAGTGCTATTGATCAAGAAACTAAAATTAGAGGTAAGGTGACTGTAATTAGAAGAAAAGGGAATCATTGCTAATGAAAAGATTTATTTTTTTAACTATATTCTACCTTATGCTTAGTTTTTTCCTTGCGAAAGCAGTGAGCGCACAAGCGATAGTAAGATCTTTCAATTCAGATGCATTTGTCACAGCTTATATTAATGGCAATGCGTATGGGTATGATGCAGATAGAATTAATCGACAATCTGGTCCGAGAAATTCCTGCATTTATGAAAGTCAAGAAAGAACCAAAGATGGTGTAGTTATTGGCAGAGATGAAGTGAAGCGATGCCACGAAGAAGTAAAAACTGGTGAAAGTGATTCTTCTTTAATAAAAGATTTGATTACATCACCTCTTGGTGAAACGATGATAGTACTAATGTCTTCTCTTTTATTACAAAGAGTTGCTGGTGGTACATCTGCTAGATAGAAAGGAGGAAACGATATGAAAAAAATATTATTAATAGGTTCGTTAATGTTCTTAGGAGCATGTGCTGGTAATTTGTCTAAATTAGATGGCAAAGCATCAGTTGACGGAAACGAAGATTTAATTAAAGTTGCAGCATTAGTATGTAATGAATTTAAATCTACTGACGCAGTATTATATGGCTGTGGTTCTGGTGTGTCTTCAGACATGGAGTTATCAAAATCAAAAGCAATATTAAATGCTAAAATTTCTGTTGCCGATGTATTATCAAACAGCTTAACAAAACAAGAAACATTGTCAACGACTGAAAGTACAAAAGACGGAGTAAATCGTCAGTATCAGTCAACAGAGAAAAACCAAACATTTGAACAATCCTTATCAAAGTATAAAGTTGTTTATGATAAACAATTTTTAGATCAAGGAAGATTCAGATCTTTTATAGTGATTGAATATAAAATAAAATCTCTATAATCCCATCTTTACTTGCAATTAAAAATGGGGTATAATATACCTATACCCCATAAAAATATTATGAAAACCTTAAAAGAATTAAAAATAGAATTAAAAGAACTTCAAAACGAACACGAGTTTGAATCAACTAACTATCTAAAAAACAATTATAATCTCAAAAAAATAGAAGAAGATATTGTTGAATTACAAGATACAATCAATAAAAGGGAGAAATATACAAATGCCTGATTTTTTAAAAGACGCAATAAAAGATATTAATAACGAATATGCTGGTACAGCTGATGGTGATTTAGTCGGAGATTCTACATCATTTGTAGATACTGGATCTTATATATTCAATGCTTTATTATCTGGTAATATCTATGATGGCTTACCAGCAAACAAAATTACTGCATTAGCAGGAGAACCATCAAGTGGAAAAACATTTTTCACATTAGGAATTTGTAAAACATTTCAAGAATTAGGGAAACAAGCAGGCATTATATACTTTGAAACAGAGGGTGCTATCACTAAGGATATGTTAGCTGAAAGAGGAATAGATCCTAAAAGATTTGTATTAATACCTGTATCAACAGTACAAGAATTTAGAAATCAAGCTACAAAAATTTGTGATAATATTGATAGAGTTCCACTTGAAGCAAGACATCCTATTTTAATTGTATTAGATTCTCTTGGTAATCTTTCAACTGAAAAAGAAGTAAAAGATATTATTGAAGGAAACGACACACGTGATATGACGAGAGCACAATTAATTCGTGGTGCTTTCAGAGTACTTGCTTTAAGATTATCTAAAATACAAGTTCCTATGATTGTCACAAACCACACATATGATGTAATTGGGGCTTATGTACCAACAAAAGAAATGGGTGGTGGTTCTGGATTAAAATATGCTGCATCAACAATCGTGTATCTATCTAAAACAAAAGACAGAGACAGTGAAAAAAATGTAGTTGGTAATATTGTAAAAGCCACTTTACAAAAATCTAGATTTACAAGAGAGTTTTTGAAAGCTGAAATAAAACTTTCGTATGAAAAAGGTCTTGACAGATACTATGGATTAATTGACGTTGCAGTTGATGCTGGTATATGGAAAGATGAGGGTGGAAGAATTGATGTTGGTGGAACCAAAGTTTTTGGTAAAGCTATTAAAGAAAACCCTGAGAAATATTTTACAAAAGAAGTATTAGATAAAATAAATGAATATACTCAAAAAGCATTCAGATATGGATCTACTATTGAACTATCAGATAAAGTGAGTGAAATACAACCAGAAGAGAAAAAAGATGGTGGACGAAAAACAAAATCAAAATCCGAATAAATCGGAAATTCCAGCTACAAGGGAAAATTTATTTCCTTTCATTAATCCTGACTCATATCAGTCTAAAGAAGCATATGAAGCAGCAAGGGATGAGTATCTTAAATCACAACCAGTAATTGTACCACCATATGAAACTTTAGAAACTAAAGGTAAATATGGAGCAAATGAACTTAGATTTAAAAATGGAATACTTGAAAATGTAGTTGTATCCTTTGGTAAAGTATCATTTGAAAATCAAACAGATGGTAATATTAAATTATTCTACGAGTATGATGCTGATGTAGAAAAATCATTACATCCATTTAATGTAGAGATACCAGAAAGTAAGCAATTACTTGAAAGACATTTAGGAGACTTTCTTATGGCTTGTATAGAAGAACAAGTTAGAAATAAAACTATTTTGTTTAGAGGTGGCAGCGAAGAAATGGAAGCATATACAAAAAAAACTAAAACTGATGAGAATAGAAACAACAATACTTAAAAATTTACTTCATGATGAGGATTATGCTCGTAAAGTTGTACCACATTTACGTGAAGAATATTTCCAAGATAAAATTGAAAGAGCAATTGCTAGTCAAATACTAAAGTTTTTTATTAAATTTAATAAACCAGCTACAGTTGAAGTTATTGATATTGAACTTGGTAATGATAAAGCTTTATTTGAAACTGATTATCAACAAGCACAAGCTTATACGAAAGACTTAAAGAATAAAGAAGATATAAATTCTAAGTGGTTAGTTGACGCAACTGAAAAATTTTGTAAAGATAAAGCTGTCTATAATTCTATTATGGATAGTATTAAAATTATAGATGGTCGTGATAAAGTAAGAAAACAAGACAGTATTCCTTCTTTACTATCTGATGCACTTTCAGTTTCTTTTGATAAATCAGTTGGTCATGATTATCTTGAAAATGCGGACGATCGTTTTGATTTCTATAAACGTACAGAAGAAAAAATACCATTTGATATAGATTTGTTTAATACTATTACACGTGGTGGTGTAAGTAATAAAACTTTGAATGTTGCCTTAGCAGGAACAGGAGTTGGTAAATCTTTATTCTTATGTCATTTTGCATCAGCAAATTTAATGAATAATCTTAATGTACTCTATATAACTTTAGAGATGTCTGAAGAAAAGATTGCTGAACGTATTGATGCGAATTTATTAAATGTCACTATGGATGAGTTAAAAATCCTAGAGAAAATAGATTTTACTTTACGTGTTGATAGAGTGAAAGAAAAAACTAAAGGAAAACTTGTTATAAAAGAGTTTCCTACAGCAACAGCACATGTTGGTCATTTTAGATCATTACTTGATGAACTAAAAATGAAAAAAGATTTTAAACCAGATGTTATTTACGTGGATTATTTAAATCTATGTGTTTCTGCTAGATTAAAATATGGTGGAAATAATAATTCTTACACTGTTATTAAGAGCATAGCAGAGGAATTAAGAGGACTAGCAGTACAATATGATTTACCTATAATGACTGCTACTCAAACAACAAGACAAGGATTTACTTCTTCTGATTTAGGATTAGAAGATACTTCTGAATCATTCGGTCTTCCAGCAACAGCTGACTTTATGTTTGCGATTATTGCTACTGAAGATATGATTAAAGAAGGAATAGCAAGTGTAAAACAATTAAAGAATCGTTATAACGATCCTAATTATTATAAAAGATTTGTCGTTGGTGTTGAAAGAAACAAGATGAAAGTCTATAATCTTGAAACAGAACATATGAAAAGACATATGGCACTAGCCGACGCAGGAGATTCTACACCTGTATTTGATAAAGGAAATATAGGTGAAAGAATAAAGGCAGAAACAACATCATCGTTTAAATTCGATGAATAACATAAAGGAAAAAAGATGACAACAAAAGTGATAACCGCAGCAACTAAAGTTGATTGTGAGCATTTGCTTGCGACTTTTGTAGATCATTCACACTATGACACTTTGGTGGAATATGATTGTGATTTCTATGCTCCATCTGTAGATGGGATAAACAGCGAGAAAAACATTCTGTTTAAGTTTAGAAAAAATTGGTTTACGAAAGAGCAACAAGACTTAGCATATAAAGGTCTTCGAGAAGCAGCAGTCGAAACACAAAATCGTGGCATAGCAGCAGGACCAAAAGGTTCAAAACTTGGTGGTCGTGACTGGGTGACGGAATATCAAGAAGAAATGCTTGAAGCATTATCTAAGTATGAAACTACACTTGATGGTTCTAATCCTATAACAACAATCACAGAAAAATATAAAAACAAAGATAAAACAGCAGCAGGAAACAGAGGATCTGTTTGGCTTAAGAATAAAGTCACTGATGAAGGATTTATCTTTGAAGAGTGGTTAAATGAAATAAAATCATTATCTCGTGATGAAATAGTGAAAGAAGCAATACGAGTAAAGTCTAAATTGACTTCAACAACTTCATATGCGCAAGCAGTGTGGTCTGGTATTGCTGGATATTTTGATAGATATCCTCGTATTCCTTATGGAAGAGCAACATCATTTACTGAAAAGAATCCTGAGAAATTTGCTATGGGGTTCCCATTCTTACAAAAACTTTCAGATGGTTTTAAACAATTACTGCCTGAACGTTTTGCGAAACAAAAAGAAGCATGTGACAAAATGGATCCAAAGTTTATTATTCCAGGAACTGTATTTACTACAGCGACTGTAAATAAAACTTTTAGAACAGCAGCACATAGAGATGCTGGTGATTTAAATGAAGGATTTAGTAATCTTACAGTAGTATCAAACAATGGTAAGTACAAAGGAGGTTATCTAGTACTACCAGAATACAAAGTTGCTGTAAATATACGTCCAGGAGATTTATTATTAATTAACAATCACGAGGGTATTCATGGAAATACTGAAATGACTGTTGAAGATCCTGAAGCAGAACGTATTTCTTTCGTTTGTTATTTCAGAGAAAAGATGCTAGAACTTGGCTCTTGGAATTATGAATTAACAAGAAAAAATTACGTTGAAGATAGACGTAGAAATAAAGACCATCCATTACAAAGAGAACTTTGGAATGGAGTTTCAGAAAATATGTGGAAAGATCAAGAATGGTATGATTATCTAACATCTAAATTAGGTAAAGAATCATTATACAAATACCATCCTGAAGCAAATAAATCTTCACTTGAAGCATTTTTTTAAACATGTCTCTCCATGAATTTTTAGGAGAGGAACGAGCACTAGATTGGTATTATACTGCTAATTCTTTAAACAAGGGATTAAAACTTGGTTATCGGAGAGTATCTGGTAAGATAGGATTAACAAATAAAGAATCTGGTGTTCGTGGCGCATGGGTAGAAAAAAGAATTGCACTCTTTAAGAACTTATTCGCATCTGGTTATTCAATAATTCCTTTTTCAACACCAACAGAAGCAACAGCAGCAGATGGATTTACATCTGTTGATACATACACAAATTGTGATATACTTATATTAGAATTTGGTGGAACAAATTTACAATTCTATAAAAAAGATTGGGACAAAACAGTTGAACTGATTAAGTCACATTCTGGTAAAATAATATTCATTAACGACGATCCTGATCTACCATTTCTTTGGGAGTTATTACCAAATGAAAAATGGGATAGATGGGTAGTCGCAGCAAACGCAACCAACTCTGCAGAAGTTTCAACAATTCTTAAATGCCCAATAGGTGTAAGAGTTGTAGATTTACCAATGGCGAATGGAATGTCATTTGAATCTTTTTCAAATGGTGATATAGATAAAACTGTTTATATCGGAAGACCAAATGGAAGAACAAAATACTTCAAAGAATTTTTAAAGTCATCAAGTCTTGAAATATCAGGAAAACCAAAAGAGTGGACTGATTTTAATATAAACGTTATTGAAAATCCACAACAAAAAGATCGAAGAAAATTTTATAGAAATTATAAAGGATGTTTAACTGTTTATGATAGTAAGCATAAAACATCTGGATGGAGAACTGGTCGTGCTTTTCATGCACTTTATGCTGGTATTCCAGTTTGTGCACCATCTGGAAATAATGGTTTAAATTGGACATATCCTGTAGAAACTGCAGAGGACTTAACTAAATTTACATCGTTATCAGATGAAAAACGTAAATTGATTTGGGAAAAACAAAAATCAATTATTCAAAATGAAACAAATATAGATTTAATTTTATTATGATAGTATCTTACGATATGGATGGTGTTCTTGCACTAAACCCACCACCAAATATAAAAAAATGGGGACATATGAATGGGGCTGAAAGAAGAGCAAGAAAAGAATTTCTATATGATTGGTATAGTTCTGCTGAACTATTATATAAACCAACTGAAGATAAATTTCATGTAATTTCAGCAAGAAAGAAAGACCAACGCACATGGGAAATAACGATGAATTGGTTAAATAAATATTTTCCTGGAAGAGTAATTTCATTATCTTTATTAAATGTACCAAGAACTGTGAACAATGTAGTAAAGTTTAAGAATGATGCGATTAACTCAATTGGTGCAATCGAGCATACTGAAGATAATAAAAAAGTATTAAGAGGTATTTCAAAAATTAATAAGACTATTAAATTATACTTTTGGGAAAAGGATATGACAAACAAGGAAATATTCAATGGCTAAAAACTATTTTCATTTAAAACTTCCTTTTAAAGACCCTTTAAGTGAAAAAGGTATGACGTGGTTTCACAATCTACCACCTTGTTTTATACAAGTACCAAATCAATATTTTAATCCAGAAGCTGTTGAGTTTTTTAAAAAACATAAATTACTCTATTGGGATGCTGAGGTTTTTTCATTTCCTGCAAATTACAAAATGGAAATACATGTTGATGCTGTTGAGTTTTCAGAAAAATGTAAATTAAATTGGGCTTATAGTAAAGGAGACCATCATAATCTTTGGTTTAAACCAAAACCATCTTGGATACCAAGAGCAACTGACGGAGAACAAAACGATGGACGTTATGATGACTACAGCTACACTTTTGAAGAAAATGAAGTTGAAGAAGTTGAAAGAACTACTGTAAGAACACCAACTTGTATAGTAAGTGGTCAGCCACATAGTGTGCGAACATATAGTGAGCCAAGAAAAGCAATTTCTGTCACTCTATATCCATATGGAACTAATCCACCAGCTTTACCAAAAGACTGGGGAATGCCAATATCAAACATGAAAGAGGTTTTAAATGATTACATCGTTGATTAGAACAATCCTTTGGGGATTTGTTAATATTTTATTCTGGATAGTTATAGCAACACTATTCTCTCTTATGATATTTACAATATTCATAGGATATGCACTTGAAAGAATGGGGCATTTTATAGATTGGGTATTTAAACATGAAAAGAAATCCAGTAGCTAAATCTTTAAGAACACCCAAATTTAAACAAAAGATTGTAAAGAATAAAAAACAGTATAGCAGAAAAAATAAAACAATAGAAGAAATTAATCATCACTTTGAAATATATGAATAAACAATACGATTCTAATTTTTTTTTTCATTTAAAAGAACAATTTGATCCACTACAAAATATGGAAATAATTAAAAAATTTCCTACAGGAAAACATATTTTAGATAAAAATTATGCATCACCTAATCTTAAATCTTTTGAAACTGATATATTCGAAATAGCTCAAATAGAGTTATTCGTCACTCCAGCTGGAGGAAAACTAGGTACTCATATTGATTCAGGATCACCAAGTGGTTCAGTTAAAATGAATTTTAGTTATGGTGATTCTAATGCTTATATGGAATGGTTTAAATTTAAAAACGGAATGGCTATACCTGTAAATGAATGGATTGATGCTAGAGATTCTGAGATGGATCAAGAGACAGATCAAGATAAAATCACATTAAGATATCGCGATAATGATTGTGAACTTATTTGTTCAGAACTTATAAGAAGACCATCAATTGTAAATGTTTCAATTCCCCATGGATTAAATTGTGAAAACAGTGATATAAAATGTATGACTGTTGCTGTTCTATTTGAACAATATTTAAATAATGAATGGAATAAAATTACAATGCCAAAGGCATTAGAATTATGGGGTGATAGATGAAATATAGAATAACTCCACGAAGAACTTTAGTAAAAACATTGATCTATAGAATATGGGTAATACTTTCTTCTTATATAGTAATTGTTTTGACAGGACAGACTTGGACTCAAGCATTACTGCCCACAATAATATTGAATGTACTTTGGTCAATTTCTTATTACAATTATGATAGGTTATGGCAGAAGATTGAATGGGGTATTGAACCAATGAGAAAGAAAAGAAAATAATATGAATAAACAATATAATGAATATGATTCGTTCGATTCTAATTGGTCAGCTGAAATAGAATCAATAAATCCATCAGGGCAAAGTCAAGGAAACGAAGAAGTTGACAATTACAAAACATCATCACTTTGGGAAGTTATTAAGGATATGTTTGAATGAAAGATCGTTTAAACAAAGCTTGGGAGTTTGAAATAATACTTAACGAGAGCAAAAATAAAATAAAATCTTGGTTTTATTCTGACACTGAAGAAGATGCGAAAAATAGAATTGAAAATTATATGAATGCTAAAATTATTTCTTTAAAAGAAATACCAAAGCCAGAACTATATTATGCTGATAATAAAAAAAATAAAGTTATTAAAGAAAACAAAGTTTGATTCTTTCGCAAGATGGACTGCAGCAATTGCAGGCATTTTTGCAGCACTTTGCACTGGAAGTGCAGTGTTATCTTTTCAAGTTTGGGGATGGGTACTCGCTTTTATATCTTCTAGTTGTTGGTTCTATGCAGCAAGTGTAGATTCAGATAAACCACGTATTTTAATGAACTGTTTCTATGTAATTTGGTCTTTAATTGCTATAATTAATTGGATTCGTTTTTAACCTAAATAATGGTATGGCATATATTACTTTTAGAGGGGGAACAAAAGAACAGAAAAAACTAGCTAAATCATTAGCTGAGTTTTGTCTTAAAAAACTCATTTCATCTCGTCTAAGTAATACATTAGATATTCGTATAGTATTTAAACCAACACTCTACACAAAAACAGAGTCGTATGGTGAAACTACCTATTATGAAGATTCAAATATACCACCAAAAGACTTCCTTGTAGAAATAGATTCAAAATTAAAAATGAGAAGTATGCTTGAAACAATTGCTCACGAGTTGGTTCATGTAAAACAATGGGCTACTGGTGAGATGAGAGAAACTAAAGATAATTTTATTACTAAATTTAAAAAAGACACCATTAATTCAAACAAAGTAAATTATTGGGATCAACCATGGGAAATAGAAGCGATGGGTAGAGAAGAAGGATTGTTTATTCAATGGGTTGAAGAAATGAATTTGTCTGAACAAACTTGGACTAAACGAAAGTATTTCTAATGGCTGCAAATCCATCTGAATTTATTGCAAACCTTTTTAACGTTAAATCGATAATTGAAATAATTAAAGAGTCTCCAGCAAAAGTAATTTTTAATAAAAATGATATAGTAATTTATACAGCAGATAAATCTACAAGAAGCAATGCTTTTGATAACTTTAGAAAAGCTGCAGATAAAATTAAATCAAATTCTAAATCTAAATTTAAAAATTATCATATAAAACCCTCTTCTAAATCTTCACTTGGCGTATTTCAATTCTTTTTAGATTCAGCCAAATTACAGAAAGCATCAGGTGATATTTACTTTAAACCTATTATAACAAAAGGTTCAGGTGGTAAAGTTTTTGAAAATGAATTAGAAAAAGATTTAAATGCTTACTTTAAAGGAGAGCCAGTAAAAAATTTAAAACATGCAGATACAATTCAATCTTTATTCTCAAATAAAACATTTCTTAGTATATATAAAATAACACCAAAAAATTTAAATGCATTTGAAGCGAAAGCAGTAGGAAATAGAAATTCAAAAAGACCAGCAAGTTTTTCAAATGGTCAAATATCTCTTGGGAATAACACAGGAGAAGCTGTAAGTGATATTGATATTATTGGTCCGAATAAATCTATATATTGTTCTCTTAAATTTTCATCATCTTATTACATCTATAATGGAAGTATGAAAGAAATATTTGAAGTCACTCCTAGAGTGAGAGATGAAGCATATAAGTTCTTTGGTTTAGATGGAATCGGAATGGCTGGATTTGGCGAGATATTTCGTTCAAATGTAGTTTCTCCCAAAAGTCTACAAGTAGTTAGGAAAAATTTAGCAAAAACTATTCAATTATCTCTTGGGCAAGAAGTGACACTAATTAATAAATTCGGTCCAGGAAAAAATGATATTGATGTAATTTTTAAAGGATATACGTCTGATGTTTTAATTTCAGCAGATCCAGTTTACAAATATCCTGAATCTGGAAAACGTAAATATGCAGCAATAGAATTTCCAGCAACTATCAATAACGACAAATATGCTGTTGGAATGCAATTTAGAGGAACAACAGAGGGTGCACTTACACCAAGATATTTAAGAATATTATTAAAAAAAATATGAAACAATTTAATGAATACCTTGTAGAATCAGTTAATGCTCATATGGAGCATTTAGAAGACTTAGTCTTTAATGAAGGATTATCAGGCACTAAAAAAGCTATTAATTTCCTTTATGATTTAAGAAAAATGCTTCAAGGTAAGTCTACAAGTAAATTAAAGACCACAGTTAAATGGGATGGTGCTCCTGCTATTTTCGTAGGAATAGATCCTAAAGATAAAAAGTTTTTCGTTTCAACTAAGTCTATTTTTAATGCAACACCAAAAGTATATAAATCTGTGAAAGAAATACAACAAGGTGAAGAGAATAAAGATTTAAGTAATAAACTTATTACAGCATTTGAAGAATTTTCTAAAGTAGTTAAGTCAGGCATTTATCAAGGTGATATAATGTTCACAAAAGATACTTTAAAGAAAACTTCAATTGAAGGTGAAAGTTATATTACATTTCATCCAAATACAATTGTATATGCGATACCTGCAAATACAGCATTAGCAAATACTATATCAAAGGCAAATATAGGTGTAGTATTTCATACAACTTATAAAGGATCTTTAGGTAAGCTTACAGCTGAGTTTGGACAATCAATTGTAGATAGATTTAAAAAGTCATCAACTATATGGGTGGATGATGCAACTTATAAAGATGTATCAGGATCTGCTACATTTACTAAAGCTGAATTATCAAATTTAGATGCATTGCTTGAGAGAGTAGAGAAACTTTTTTCTAAAATCAATAATAAAGTTATAACAGATATTCAAGCTGATAAAGAATTACTTGAACTAATTAAAATATATAATAATTCTAAAATTAAAGAGGGTGAAAAAATAACAAACGTAAAAGCACATGTTGCTGGTTTATTTCATTTTATACACGATCGTTATCAAGCAGAAATAGATAGTAAGAAAACAGATAAAGCAAAAGATAGATACAAGGCTGAAAGAGAAAAAGTTTTAAAGTACTTTTCAGCTCATAAACAAGAAGACATTATAGGAGTATTTGATCTTACAAATGCTATTGCCGATGCTAAAAAGATTATTATAGCTAAGATGAATGAAGCATCAGAAATAGGTACTTTTTTAAGAACAGATAAAGGGTTTGTTCCAACAGGAGTAGAGGGTTTTGTAGCTATTGATAAAGTAGGAAATGCTATAAAAATCGTTGATAGACTTGAGTTTTCACGTGCTAATTTTTCACCAGATATATTAAAAGGTTGGCAAAGATAAACACTAAAACTACTAAATATAGCATATAATACGGATGGATAACTTGAAACATGAAGACAATAAAACAACTATTATCGGAATTACCGAACAAATCTCTTATATTTGCATTCGGTCGCTTTAACCCACCAACAGTTGGGCACGAACTTTTGATCTCAAAAGTTGAAGCACTTTCAAAGAAAACATCAATCCCATATCGTATTTACACAACAGCTACTCAAGACAAAAAGAGTAATCCATTATCTCAAAAAGATAAAATTAAGTATATGGAAAAGTCTTTTCGTAATGCTCATATCTATGCTGCGAAAGGAAACATTATACAATTATTACAAAGTTTTGAGAAAGAAGGAATTAAAGAAATTCATTTAGTTGTTGGTAGTGATAGAACAAAAGAATTTGAATCTCTTTTAAACAAGTATAATGAAAGAGAGTATAACTTTAGTAAAATAGAAATTCATTCAGCAGGAGAAAGAGACCCTGATAGTGATGATGCTGATGGTATGTCAGCAAGTAAGATGAGAAGTGCAGCATCTAAAGGAGATTATAAATCTTTTGAAAAAGGTGTCACTAAAAAACTTACAGACATTGATACTAAAAAAATGTATAATGATGTTCGTAAGGGACTGGGTTTAAAAACAGAATCTTTTGAAATTAATATTTCAAATAATCAAAACGAATTAAGAGAAAAATATTTTAAAGGTGAAATATTTAAAGTAGGAACAACAGTTAAAGACGATAAAGGAGTGTACGAAATTATGGACAGAGGAACAAACTATATAACAGTTATAAACGAAAATGGAGAGTTAAGCAAGAAATGGCTTGATTCAGTAAAGGAAGTTATTACAGATATGAATTATAAAAACGAAGCTAAAGACGAACATCAAATTTCTTATAAAGGATTTACAACTTCTAATTTTGAAATTGTTCCTGAACTAAAACCAATTATTGAATCAGTAATTTCATCTGAAACAGATTCAGTAGCAATTATTAATGCACTCAAATCAATTGATGAATCACTAAAATTTTATAAACAAAATAAAGATATATTTCAAGTTCCTTTAATGAAAGGGATAGATGCTTTAAATAATATAGATCATGCAGTGTCAGGTATAGTTGCTGATTTAGTTTTAAAACTTCCAAAAGGTACATTTAAAGAAACATCAATCACTGAAGCATCTGATAATCCATTTAACTTCACATCAGCTGATAAAATTAAAATAGCAAGAATTATAGCTGGTGCTTTAGGAATAGATAATCCTGAGAAAATGTCTAGCCCTGAACAATTAATTAATCTAGGATTAAGAAAATTAAGAACAAAAAGAATTACACCTGAATTATCTGATGTAGTAAATCAAATGTTAAAAACAGCAGATATGTTAGATGTTAAGTATGATAAAAAATTATTACCACAAGCAATGCAAGAAGCAACTGGTGATAAACAAGAAAGAATTACAACATTAAAAGACAGAGTGTCAGCTCTTTTAGCAAAATTAGGTAAAATTAATCCTGCTGATGAGGATGCTAAAACTCAAATGGCAATTATTAAATCTGATATAGCAACAGCTAGATTAAGATTACAAGGATTACAAAGTAAAGAAGCTGTAGATGTACTGGGACCATTGGGTTCTATAGATATACAAAATGATCCAATTACACCAGCGATTATGCCATCTTTTATGAAGTTTGGCGAAGAAGTAGAAAATTTAAAAGAAATGAATAAGTACACTGTCAAAACAGTTGTAAAAGATCCAGCAACAATGGCAGGTGGTGAGAAAAGTGAGAATAAAGAATTATCAAGAGTTGTTTTCGCTAAGACACCAGATGATGCAAAAGAAAAAGTTAAAAAAGTATTAAAGACTACTGGATATTCAGTTTTATCTCAACAAATAATTAAAACTGAAACAGTAAAAGAAGAAGAGTTAAAAGAAGCAGGTGCAGGTCTTTGGGCAAACATACAAGCGAGACGTGAAAAAGGATTAAGACCAAAACGTCCAGGAGAAGAAGGATATCCTAAAACTTTAGACATTGAATCAAAAGAAAATGAAAAAGATGAAGAAGAAAAAGAATTAAAAGAAAAAGATAAAAATGATCCATGTTGGGTAGGTTATAAACAAGTTGGAATGAAAAAGAAAGATGGAAAAGAAGTTCCAAATTGTGTACCTGAGTCAACTAAATTAGAATCTGTTTTAACTTTAATACGAAGAATTAAAGAACAAAAAAAGACTATGTTAGTTGCACGACCAAATAATTTAATGAAAGCAGGACAAGAGAGAGTAGTAAGAATTCCTGTAAGTAAGTGGCAAGACTATCGTAAAAAAGGATTTATACAAGCAGAGGAAAAAGATAATGAAAACTCTTAAAGACTTTTTAACAGAACAAAAGCAAGAACTACCAAAACCATTTATTGAACAAATAAAAAAGTACACGTATCATAACGATCACTTTAAAGCAAGAGCATATATTGCTACATTAATGGGAAATAAAAGACTTGCTAAATTATATGATTCACTAGAAAAACTACATGATGAATATTATAGTTATTTTGGAAATGATGTAATTGATCTTCGATCAAAAATTGAAGTAAATTTAAAAAATGATATAAAAAATTATTATTCCAATTGGGAAGAAGTAATTAAAGCATTATAAAAAAGGAAACAAAAATGAAACACAATTTAGCTGTGTTTACATTATGTTTTGTTATCGGCTTATTTGCCTTGAATCGAGTGTCTTTGGCACAAACACAAACAAATACGAGTGGAAGTAATACTGCTATTACAGGTGGTTATTCTTCAACATCTAATTCAACTTTTCAATCAGGTTCATCAAGCAACACTACATCGACAACGTCGAATACAACAAATGCATATAGTGGTGATACAAGAGTGACTGCTCCAGCAAATGCTCCGAGTATGTCAGCTTATTCACAAGACTTATGTTTAGTGGGTTATTCTGCTGGTGTATCTACATTTGGTTTAGGTGTCACTGGTGGATCTTATTCATCAGATTTAAATTGCGAAAGAATTAAACTTTCTAAAGTATTAAATGATTTAGGAATGAAAGTGGCAGCAGTTTCTATACTATGTCAAGATCCTAGAGTATTTTTTGCGATGGAACAATCTGGAACTCCTTGTCCATTTGAAGGAAAGATTGGTGCTGAAGCGAATGCAGCATGGTTAAAATATGACAAGTTAAGACCAGACTATAATCAGTATGTTGATAAGCTTGTTGTAATTGAAAATGCACGTAAAGAAGAAGAACTTAAGAAGTTAAATGGAGGAACTACTGAAAAAAAGTAGTTTCCAACATTGCTGATAATAATGCAAGTACGAGCGATAACGATGATAATTCAACAAAAGGAGAATTCTCATGGCGATACTTATTGTTATTATTATTATTTGTTGGGGTGCTTATTTAACATTTTTTAAGAAGAAGTAAGCTATGCCTAGAAAAAGAAAAAGGCAAAGACTTTCAGCTTTAGAAAAATTAAAAAAGAAAGCACCTAAGATACCAGACTTTACTTGTCCTGATATAGACCATTTAATTAATTATGTGGAAGATCTTGATATACTTAAACGTGGACAATTAACTTATTTTAAACGACGTATGGAAGCTTTAAGAAGTGCCAACGATGGTTTAAGAGATAGTGGTATATATTGGTATGATAGAATGAAAGAACATTTAAACGAAGATGAAAAATAAATTATTAAAAACTGATTACAAAAAACTAAGGATATCTTTATTCTTAGTATCGTTATTGTCATGTCTTTTTATTAATACAGCATACTCACAAACATCTACAACTACTGTGACAGTAAATGGTAATACAACCACAACTACAGTGACAACTAATACACCAGTTAGTTCCACTGTAGTTCCAAATACTCCAAATTTTGGTGACATAACAACTAATTCTACAGTGTCACAACAAACTCAAACAACAGTTGCAGAAGCAAATAAAAATTCTGGAAACTTATTTTCAGGAACTAATTTCTGTAATGGTGGATGGACTGGTACACAAATTACAAATAGTCCATCAGGACAGACTAGCGATTTAGGTTGTAATTATTTAACAGGTAAGGGTCAGTCAACTTATGCTGAAAATAGTTTAATACTTACAGATAAAGGAATATCTAAAATAGAACAAAATTTAGGATTTACTCAATCAGCATCAGCATATACTCATCATTTCTGGAATTGGGAAACTAATGTCAATATGTCCCATTCAGTAATTAATAATGATACTGGTGGAACAATTACACAAAATAGAGTAATATCAGGAAATAGAAGTATTAATAATGGTAATCCAGGAATAAAAAGTTTAGATAATATTAGTATTGGAGCAAATAGTGCGTCAGGATATACATCTAAGATAAGATTTGATTTATGGACACCGCAATATAACGGAACTTGGGTGGGTGTTGATATTTCTCAACCTAATTTAAACATTACATATACAGGTTTAACAATCACAGTATCAGTTCCTGTGATAACAAGCATAACTACAGTCGAAACTTGTCAATCATTAGGCACTTGTTATGTACCAGCAGTTATTGAATTGCCTACATTTTTAGCTCCAACAACAGGTGGTACAACAACAGAATTAATTACTGAAGAAAAAATTAAAGAAATATTTAAAGAAGAATTTATTAAAGTAGGTCTAACTGCAACAGATATTGGTATGACTAATTTAGATTATAAAGAAATGGCTACTCAAATAAACACAACAGCTATGGCTGATATGAAAGAAGCAAACCCATCTATTTTTGGACCAGCAACAGATGTTGGTGTAGGTGGAAAAAGTGTTGGAACTACAACAGAACCAGCACCAATTATATCATCACCAATTACATCATCAACTTCGACAATGAATACAACAAGTGACGATAAACCTACAATAAAGGAATCATCAAATGTCAGTTCAAACTCAGAAACAACTACAAAAACGTCAAGCGAAACAACTACAAAAACGTCAAGCACGACAACTGAAAAAACAGAAACTTCTACAGCTAAGTCTACTCCAAGCGAAAATACGAAAACAGAAGGATCGTCGTCAAAGACGTCATCATCTGAAAATGTATCGAATGAAAAGGGAAGCACTACTGCGTCAGGGTCTATTAATACCAGCAATGCTACTCCAAAAGATGAAAAAATCAGCGTAAGTGTAAAAGCTGCAGTTGACAAAGTTGAAAGAGAATTAAAAAGTATAGGTGATAAAACAAAAGCAATACAAGAAATTAAAATTGATGGGATTAAAGCAGGTGCTCCAAATTTAGGAACTTATGAGAATCGTGCTTTTTACGAACCTAAATATTATAATGGAGTACCAAATCCAGATTTTTATTTACAAGCTGATATAGCACAAAAGCCAGTTTATGCAAATGTGACGTTAGCAGCATATACAAATAATGATCCAATTGGAAAACAACAAGCAGCAATGCAAGAAATTCAAGATGAAATGAATGATATAATTATTCAACTTGAACAACTAAAAAGGAAATAAACAATGATAGATAAAATAAAAGCAAATTTAAAAGAGATAATCGCTACAGTAGCAATTATTGGTACAATCGGTGGTGGTTTTATCAAGTATGGTGAAATCATGAGTAAGATTGATAGCATTGATCCAGCAAAAGCAAGCGAGATGAGAAAAGAATTTGCTGTTCTACAAAAAGAAGTAGATTTAATTAAAGTGCAAATTAAAGAATTACGACAATTAAATTCTAATCCATTAGCAAGATAATTAAAGACTTTATATTATATAACAATCTTTAACTAAGGAGAGTTATGCTAATTACAATCGGAATGGTTATATTCATTCTCATTATAGCGTATATAATAATAAGTCAAGATTAAAAAATATGAAAATAATATTAAACAAAATCGGAATACAACTAAAAATACTTTTCTTTATGTCAGCATTTATTAGTTTATTTTATGTAGGATTACTCCTTGGAGAGTATCGTGCATTAAGAGATTATTGTTTAGTAGAAAATAAAAAATGTGATATTTCTTCTGTTGTAGAAAAAGGATCTTTTATTACTTTTAGAAATTCTTCATCTACAACAGACAATATAAAAAAACATTTTAACAACTCGAAAAATTAAATGACACCAGTAGATAAAACTAAAAAAGATAATTTGGCTAGAGGAATTCTTACATACAAAGATTTTAAAAGATTATTAGATATACAGAATTTACAAGGCACTCAAGCATTCGCTCAAAATACTCAAGCAACAATTGATGAAATTGATGAAGGAATGTTTAAAAATATGGCAATTGACTTACAAGATTTGTCAGCTGATGATTTTTATAATAAGTATAAAATGACGAAAGCAGAAGCAATGCGTAAGTATGGTAAAAGCGAATCTGTTATCGATATTCCACAAAAAACTTATTCAAAGTTAGTTTTTGATAATGCTGATACAGAAGAACCAAAATTAAAAGAGTCAGTAAGAAAAATTATATTAGATCAAATAGAAGAATTTAAAAAGAAAGCACCAGTTATAAAATTTAGTTTAATTGGTTCAATACTTACTAAACAATATAGAGATGATGCTGATTTAGATGTTAATGTTCTTTTTGATGTTCCAGAAAATCAAAGAGATGAAAAGAGATTAGAAATTGCTAAATCATTAAGAGATATAAATGGCAAAACAGTTCCAGGAACTAATCATCCTATTAATTACTTTGTATTAACAGATCCAAAATTAAAAGAAAGAAATGATAATTTAAGTGATGGTATTTTTGATATTGCGAAAAATGAATTTATTAAAAAACCAGTAGAATTTAAATTTAATCCTGAGAAATACGCAAAAGATTTTGAAGACAAAGTAAAAAGATTAGATGTTGTTAAAGGTGAATTAGAAAGAGACATAGTTGATTATCAAGATTTAAAACGTTTAGATCCAGACAATGTTGAAAACTTAAAAGGAATCGTTTCGAAGAAGATTGGTGAAATTATGTCAGGTATTAAAGCATTAGTAGATGCTGGCGATCAAACTATGAAAGATCGTAAAGAAGTTTTTGATGCTGACTTGACACCAGATGAAATACGTGAGTATGGCAAGAAGAATGCTTTACCTAAAAATGTTATTTACAAAATGCTTGAGAAATATCATTACTTAACATTCTATAAAAAATTAAAAGAAATAATAAAAGATGGAGAAGTTTCTGACTCAGAAATAGCTTCAATAAAAGAATCAAACGATCCTTATGATTCTAAATTTGATTTTGGTTTAGATGATTATGAAATGGATTCAATTATTCGTAAGTATGATAATGAAGATCCACTTGAAGATGACGATTATTTGGATATATACGATGATGAAGAATTAGAAGTTGTTGACGATGAAAACACTACTTATGATGTTCCTACAATTAAAGAAGTTCTTACAAGACCAGAACGTATTAAATCACGTATTCGTTTTGCAAGAACAAAAGGAAGAAGAAATGCTAAATTACGTCTTGCTTTAAAAAGAGCATCAACAATGGACGTAGTAAATAAAAGAGCAAGAAGACTTGCAATTAATAAAATTAAAAAATTATTATTTAAAAAGTCACCAGCAAATATGTCAGTTGCTGAAAGAGAACGAGCAGAAAAACGTATAGCAGCATTACCAAAATCTTATATTAATAATTTTGCTATGAAACTTGTTCCTGTTGTTCGTAAAATTGAAAGAACAAGATTAACAAAATAATTATGGTTAAAAAATTTAAAGATTTAAAAGAAGATATTATAGATTTAGTTTGTGAAACTAGATCATATGATGATTTAATACAAGAAGAATCTGAATATCAAGGTAAGGCTGTGACTTTAAATAAGCCATTTAGAACTTCTGGTGGACCAAAGAAATTTGCTGTATATGTTAAAAACAGTTCTGGTAATGTGGTTATAGTTAGATTTGGTGATCCTAAAATGGAAATTAAAAGAGACGATCCAGCAAGACGTAAAAGTTTTAGAGCAAGACATAATTGTGATACAGCTAATGACAAAACTACACCCAGATATTGGTCATGTTATCAATGGCGTGCAGGGTCAAAAGTAGAGGGATAAACTGTACTAAATAGAGTTTGAAGGCACATAATACAATATAATAACAATAAGGATATAAAATGAGTGAAAATAAACAAGATAATACATCAGTGAAAGTACAAGAAGCTACAGTTGAGACTCCTAAAGTTGAAGCACAACCAGCAGCAGCACCAAAAGTAGAAGTACAAGCTGAAGTAAAAGCTGAAGTTAAGGTTGAAACACAACCAGCTGAAGTAAAAGTAGAAGCACCTAAAAATAGATTAATAGATGGTGCGGTAGACGCATTAAACAAAAAATTAGATTTCAGAGTATAAATGGAAGAGAATTTTAAGAAAAAAATATTGAAAAAACTATCAACTCCTGTATCGGATTATTTAAAAAAGAAACAACCTTTAAATAATGAAAATGATCCAGGAGAATATGATAGTGAAGGATCTATGGCTAAAAGTCAATTAACTTCAATATTAAATAATGCTAAAGAGATTAAAGAAATGCTTAATGACAATGATAATCTTCCTGAATGGGTACAAAGTAAAATAACAAAAGCAGAAGATTATATATCTACATGCAAAGATTATTTAAAATCAGAAAAGACACAAAAGACTGAAAACATAAAAGAAAGTTTTTCAGATTTTATTAAAAAGAATTGAATAACTATATTATAGCTATAATAACAAATAATCATTCTTAAGGTGATTATTTTAACTTAAAAGGAAAATTACTATGTCATTATGGGGAAATAAAGATAGTAAAACAGCTACAGGAACAGTTGCTATTGCCGCAGATGGCGCAGTGACTGGAACTTCAACTGCTTTTACTACAGAATCAAGAGTCGGTGATTTTATTCGTGTATCAAATGAAGATTATCGAATTACTGTCATCACTTCAAACACAGCAGCAACTGTTGTTGCTGGTGTTGTTGGTGCAACACTTACTGCAGTTAATGCAGGTGCATCATATACATTATCAGAAAAACCAAAGTATGTATCTGATCCAACTAAAGTTTTTGGAGTAGATGCTACAGAAGCAGTATCAGGTGGAGACAATGTAGTTTCTATCGCTGTTGCTTCTGGTGGTCTTCGTTATCTAGAAACACCTGCAGTCACATTGACTGCTCCAGTATCGTTGACTATTCCAACGACTGCTGTTTCTATCGCTGACGATACTATCACTTCTGCTAATCATAGATTATTAACTGGTACTAAACTAACATACTTAAAAGTAGGTGCAACTGCAATTACTGGTTTGGTAGATGGTACTGCTTACTTCATTATTGTGGTTGATGGTGATACATTTAAATTAGCAAGTTCTTTATCAAATGCTCAAGCTGGTACTGCCATTAACTTGACTGGTACTGGTACTAGTACACAAACTTTCACTGGTGATACTGCTACAGGTACTGCAACTATCTCTGGTGGTTTGGTCACAGCAGTTGCTGTCACTGACTCAGGTTCTGCGTACACATCAGCTCCAACTGTTGTTGTTGGCAAACCTCGTCGTACTATTCCTACTTCTGGAATTACAACAGCTACTGATACTATTGCTTACACTACACATGGCTTAAATGCTGCTGATGTACTTGTTTATAACAATGGTGGTGGATCTTCTGCAACTGGTTTAACTTCTGGTACAACATACTATGTTATATCTTCTGGTTTAACTGCAAATGCATTTAAAGTTTCTGCTACTGATGGTGGATCAGCTGTTGATATTACTGGTACTGGTAATAATGCTCAGTACTTTGAAATCCAAGCATCTACTAACCAAGCAACTGCTACATCTTCACTAGGAGATTCTTCTACAAGTGGAACAGCTCATGCTGGTTGGGTACTAAGAACAGTAGGAACAGGTGGACGTGCTGGTAGAGTAAATTATGAAACACTTGTTGCTATGGGAACAATCGCTGGCGATCAAGCTGACGATACTGAGTTCAAAGATAGTTAATAAATAAAATAAAAACAATCCTAGAGTTGGGATGGTTAGATACAAATAATCATCCCCTCTATAACATATAATAGGAGAAAATAATGGCTGATCAAAAAATATCAGATTTAACTGCTGCAACCAGTGCTGCTGGTGCAGATCTATTCACACTCGTACAGGGTGGTTCGAATAAAAAAATAACAATTACAAACTTCTTAGCAAACTTGAATTCTGCTGTAATAGTAAATTCAAATGGTGCTGACCAAGATACTCGTATCTCTGGAGATAACGATAACAATCTACTTTTCACAGATGCTTCTGCTGATAAAGTAGGTATCGGTACTTCTACACCATCTGAGAAACTTGACGTTGCTGGTAATTTAGCAATATCAAATGGATTCTTAACTTTTTCACAAACACCTCAAGCTGCAACAGGTAATGCTGCTGCAAGTTTGTCAACAGCTATAACTAACTTTACTTTATCTTCTGGAAGTGATTCTTTATCTCTTGCAGCAGGTTCAACAGGTCAAGTTAAAATTATAAATGTAATAGCAGGTGCTGGTTCAGTATCAATTAACGTTGCGACTCGAGTTGGATTCACAACAGTTAATAGTAGTACTGTTGGTGGGACAATAACGTTATTAGCATTAGCTAGTGGATGGATAATTCTATCAGCTAGAAATATGACAATAGCATAATATATAATAAAGGTTTAAATTATGACATATAATGTAAAAAGTAAAATTGAAGAGTATTCTAAAATTTTAGGAGAAAAACAAAGTTTCTTAATTCAACTTCGCAATACAACAGCTCAAACTATAAAAGAGATTGATATGTTGACTGGTGCTATACAAGCATTAAATGAAGTAGAAATTTCAACTAAATTAAAAGAAGAAACTTCAACCAAAGATAATGACAGAGCAAAAACTAGCGGAAAATAATTTCCTAAGTTATGCTATTAAATATTATGATAATCCTACTATTGGGAATTTATCAGAATTTGAAGATGATTTAAAAAGATTTATTCATCTTTCTAAACTTTTAAAAAGATATAAACTTTCTTTAAATATAGATGATTTAAAAGAAAGACTTATATTAAATCATATAATTATTATCTATAATCTTTGGGGACAATCTGCAACAAAAATGTTGTTTTTTAAGATAGGTGAAGATAATTGGAATGTATTAATTCCTTTTCTTACCTATCTTGGAAGACTGCCTGAGTTTATTCCAGACACAGCAGTTCGCACAACAAGTTTGACGATTGATGAAAACGTACAAAAGAAATTAAGAGAAATATAATGGCAAATCTAGTAGTAGATAATCTTATCGCTTTAAGAATTTTATATTTGCTTGTCACACCTTTCGTGAAGACAAAAGCATATGAATATGGAATTATTGATGATAAAGGTAATTATCTTAAAAAATATTCAGAATTAAAAACTTCAGCAGAACGTGAATCATTTTCATATTTGCATCGACTAGTTTTTAAATTAAAAATGTTATTAGCGAAACTTCCTGGAGGAGATAATCGTCTTAAATCTCTAGTTGCAGCATTATACTTAATCAAAGAATTTTATATTAAAAAAGAATCACTATATCTAGTTGAATCAAGATATAATGAATTATTATCATCTAATGAGTCAATGAGTTTAGATGAACAAGAAGTAAAAGATTTTTTAAGAGATTTATATTTAACAGAAGAAGTACAAGAAGATATAGCAAATGTCACAGGTGCTGGTGTAAGTACAGATGCCCCAGTTGTTTCACAAAAAGCTGCAAGACGTTATGCTATGTTTAATGTTAAAGATTCTATATATGGTAAATTTAAAAATGGTAAAACTAAATGGACTCGTTGGTCTGAATATTTAAATTTAGAAGATGAAGGAGAAAGTTTAATTTATAATTTTGCTCGTAAAAATCCTAAAGGAATTATAGTTTTAAAAAATGGTGATAAAATGAAAGCAATACGTTTTAATCGCTATGGTGGTGGATCTTGGTCTTCTATTAAAAGAAATAAAGAATCTAAAGAACAAGAAATAGCAAATATAGTAGCAACAGAATTAAATTAATTTATGTTTGAATTTTTAAGTATAAAATCATTAAGTAGTTTTTTCACATTATCAACATTATTTACATTAATACCTGATTTTGTGTTTCATGCAATATTTCTTACAGGTCTAGTAGGGTTTATAATTACATCTATTCCTTTTATACCAATCCCACTTAAATTTTTCTATCGTATAATGTTTTTAATTGTATTAATATTAGGAACATGGTTAGAAGGATTAAATTATGCGAATAGTTCTTCTGCTACTAAAAAAGCATTAAATGAAAGTAAAAATAAAATAAAAACATACGAAAAACAAATAAAAGATTTGTCTGAAGCTTCAGATAAAAATTTAGAGAGAATAGTTAAAAAAATAAATGAAAGAGGTGAAAATGTCCATGCAAAAGTATCAAAGATTATCCCTGACAATCTTAATAGGCAGTGTGCTCTTCCTTATGATGTCAAATTGCTCCATAATGAAGCCATCACAGGTATCCCCGAAATACCCAATGCCACCAGAGGTGTTGATGGAAAGTCCAAAACAAATGAAAACAATAAAGTAGAATTAATAACGTTATTAGAAACAACTGTTGATAATTATACAGAATGTAATATAGTACGTGAAAAATTAATTGCTTTACAAAATTGGGTAAAAGAAGCAGAAAGACTACAAAAAAATGTCAGATAACTATGAAAATGGTAATGGTAATGGTAATGGAAATGGAAACACTAAGTCACGTTTCGTTAAATTAACATCTGATATCGAATTACTTAAAACATTATTAGGCAAACTTGATAGAAATGTAGATAAATTAGCAGATGCTTCATTAGAAGTAAGTAAGTTAATTTCTCAACATGAAGTAAGAATTGAAAATAATGAACAAAAGAGTGAGCATTTAAATAGCGAAATACACGATTTAAATATGCGTATAATGGATGTGCATAAAGAAATTAAAGAAGTAAGCTACCATTTATCAAATACAAGTTCAACCAATATTGAGAAATTATCAAATAAAGTACATAATATTGAACGTTGGAAATGGTATGCTGGTGGTGCTATTTTAGCTATTGCTATGGGTATGGAATATAAGAGTTTAGCCCAAATATTGTTAAAATTGTTTAGTTAAAACACTTTACATACAAGTTAAAATATAGTATAATATACGTTATTATGTTGTTTATTGACATCAAATACATTGATTTAGTATCTCCAAAATTGAGAAACTTTAAAAAGAAAAATACTTATCTTTGGAATTTCAGTTGTCCAATATGTAAAGATTCTAAACGTAGTATATTAAAGGCAAGAGGTTTTATTTACAAGATTAAAAATAATTTAAACTTCAAATGTCATAATTGTAGTGCTAGTATGGGGTTTAGTAATTTTTTAAAATTTATTGATCCTAAATTAGAAAGTGAATATAATGTTGAAAAATATAAAAGTAATTCTAAAGTTGGAGTCTCTAAAGAACCGATTAAAGACTTCTTTGACCAATTTAAACCAGAGAATAAGAAAGAAACTATTTCTGGTCTTCTTAATGCTGAGTGTGTCACCACTCTACAAAATGAACATCCTGTTCGTAAGTACTTATCAAAACGTAAAATACCAACTGAATACCTTGCATCTTTATATTGGGTTAATACATTTAAAAAATGGGTTAATGACAATGTTGCACCGAAGTTTGCTTCGATTGAAGAAGATCATCCAAGGTTAGTAATACCATTTTACGATAAGAAAAAGAATTTACTTGCAATACAAGGACGTACTTTAGGAAAAGAATTACCAAAGTATTATACAATTAAGACAAACGAGAAGAACGAAAAGATATTTGGTTTAGAAAAGTTAGATGAGAATAAGACTATATATGCTGTTGAAGGACCGATTGATAGTATGTTCTTACCTAATGCTGTTGCTGTTGCAGGTACTTCTTTTGAAATAAAAAGACTTTTAAAAAATAAAGAACGTGTAATAGTAATAATAGATAATGAACCAAGAAATGTTGAAATTTGTAAATCGATATATAAGTGTATAAACTTAGGATATGGAGTGTGTTTGCTTCCTTCAAATATATCTGGTAAAGATATAAATGAAATAGTTTTAAAACAACCTAAGATAAATATAGTAAATTTAATTAATGAAAATACGTATCGTGGACTAGAAGCAGAACTTGCTTTTAATAAATGGGTACGTTGTAAAATATAGAGGAAAATATGAGCGACGATAATAATACGATTGACATAACTAAGATACAAGAACAACAAAGACGTATAGAGCATGAGCAAAATGTTCTTCTTCAACCTCTTTGGAGATCTGTTATGAATATTAAAACACCAAGACAAGCTATATCTTGTGCTTCAGCAATGATTGTTGCTGGTAAAGATTTATTAGTTTTAGAATTGGGTGCTGATGTCGCTAAAAACTTTATTGATAATTTAAATTATAATACTCTTGATCTAGTGACGAGTAAACAAGAAGAAATACAGAATGAATTAGATAAGATAGCAAAAGAAGCTATTTCACCAACAGTTGTGAAAGCTGATTTTACAAAGAAAAAAGAAAAGGAAAAAGAAAATGACAAACAATAAATTCGATAGAACGATGGCAATATATTCTGCTAATCAAGAAATCGAAAAGAAAGAAAAAGCTTTATTAAGAGCAAGAAAAGAAGTTGCAATAAATGCAAATGGAACTTCTGGATATTCTATTAAAGAAGGAAAGAATGCTGGTAAAGTGGTAGGTCATCTTAAAAAAGATAAAAATATTATTGAATAGTTAAATGTTGAATTGGTTATTCTATACCATTCCTGAAAAGAAAAGAATACATTATGGTATTTGTCTATGGCTTGTTATGTGGATTATACCTGAATATTTACTTAAAGTGCATTTTACAATAGTAATGCAATTTATAAATTTTATAACATATGATATACTATATTTTAATATGTTAAAAGCTGAAGCAAAATTTAAAGATGACGAAGAAAAATAAACAAGTACATGATTAATAAAACTCTCTTACAAATTGATAATAGACAATTAACTATATTTGATGATGTTTATTCAGCAGCAGACAGAGAAAGACTTTATCATTTTTGTTCAACTAGGCATTTCACTACAGATGGAAGTGATACAGCAAGATTAGAATATAAAGGCGATTTTAATTTATACTGTAATCTACTCGCAGGCAATCAATTACAACAATCAAATTTTCTTAACTTAGAAGGAACTAAAGAAATACTTTCTATGTTAGATGGGTACGAGATTATTCAAGCAAGAGTTAATCTAAGTACACTTCACGATAAGAATCGTTTTCACTGCGATGCTGCAGGATCAAACGATGTAAGAACTATATTATACTATCCTAATATGACATGGAATATTGAGTGGGGTGGTTATACTATGTTTACAAATCAGAACATGAGTAAATTAGAATATTGTTCTTTTTATATTCCAGGAAGAGTAATACTTTTCGATGGCACAATACCACATTGCATTTCATCACCAAGCCCATCGGCTCCCACTTACAGATTCAGTTTCGTAATTCAATACTACAAATAATAAACTATGACACAAGAACTATATAACGACATACGAGTTGACTACTCTCGAGATTCATTATTCGATGAAATAGGCAAAATTCGTATGAAAGAGTCCTACATGAAGGACGATGAAACATCTCCACAACAAAGATTTGCTTTCGTAAGTAAAACATTTTCTTCAAATAAAGAACATGCCCAGAGACTTTATGATTATGCTTCGAAACATTGGCTATCATATTCTACTCCTATTCTTTCATTTGGAAGAAGTAAAAAAGGATTACCGATTTCTTGTTTTCTAAATTATATAGAAGACACAGCTGAAGGATTAGTTAAAAATCTTTCAGAAACTAACTGGCTATCTATGGTTGGGGGTGGAGTTGGTATAGGATTTGGTATAAGATCAGCTGATGATAAATCAACAGGTGTATTGCCACATTTAAAAATATACGATGCAGCAACACTCGCATACAGACAAGGACGCACACGAAGAGGATCGTATGCTGCTTATCTTGATATATCTCATCCTGATATAATTGAATTCTTAGAAATAAGAAAGCCGACAGGAGATCCAAATGTTCGTTGTTTAAATATGCATCATGGTATTAATATACCACATGAGTTCATGGAACTTATTGAAAAATGTATGTTAGATACTGAAGCAGATGATAAATGGGCTTTACGTGATCCACATACACAAGAAGTTAAATCTTATATAAGTGCAAGAGATTTATGGCAACGTGTATTAGAAATGCGTATGATGACTGGAGAACCATATCTTCATTTTATCGATACATCAAACGAACATCTTCCAGCATTTCTTAAATCAAAAAATTTAAAAATTCATCAATCAAATCTTTGTTCTGAGATTATACTTCCAACCAGTGTCGAAAGAACTGCTGTGTGTTGTTTATCATCAGTCAACTTAGAATACTTTGATGAATGGAAGAAAGACGATCAGTTTTTAGCAGATATAGCAGAGATGTTAGATAATGTTCTTACATATTTTATAACTCACGCTCCGAATGCTATATCTAGAGCAAAATACTCAGCTGAAAGAGAAAGAAGTATCGGAGTTGGTGCACTCGGTTTTCATGCTTACCTACAAAGCAAAAATATTCCATGGGAGTCTGCAATGGCAGTATCTGCCAATACTCGAATGTTCATGCATATTAGAAATCAATTAGATAAAGCGAACATTAAACTTGGAAAAGAAAGAGGTGAAGCACCAGATGCAGTTGGAACAGGGCAGAGATTTTCTCATGTAATGGCAATAGCACCTAATGCTTCATCTTCTATCTTAATGGGAAATACTTCACCATCAATTGAACCATTTAGAGCAAACGTTTATAGACAAGATACCCTTTCTGGTGCGTCTATAAATAAAAATAAACACTTAGATAAATTAATTAAAAAAGCTTGTGAAAAAAATAGTAAGCTTGATTATAATGAAATTTGGTCGAGTATTATAATGAATGATGGTTCGGTTCAACACTTAGATATATTAAAAGAAAACGATAAAGATACTTTTAAAACAGCTATGGAAATAGATCAACGTTGGGTTGTAGAACACGCAGCAATACGTCAAGAGTTTATTGACCAAGCACAATCAGTTAATTTATTCTTTAGACCAGATACAGATATTAAATATTTACATGCTTGTCACTTTATGGCTTGGAAAAAAGGTTTAAAGACTTTATACTATTGTCGTAGTGAGAAAATTGGTAAAGCTGATAAAGTTGCTAAGAAAATTGAACGAAGAATCATAGAAGAAATTAAAATAAAAGACTTAACAAATGAGGATACATGTTTAGCTTGCGAGGGTTAAGAATATGGAGTGTTTTACTCCTTTTAACAGTATTAACATCTTGCATTCCTGCAGCAATACTTACAGTTAAGAAGTTATTACCATCAGCATATGATGATAATGAAATGTTAATGATTTCAAATCTAAGATATGATGTACGACAAGTACAATGCACTGGTGACAAATCACACGAAACCATAGTAAAAATATGGGAAGGGAAAGAAAAACTGTATTACTATTCATCAGCAAAAGAAAATGAAGATGTTTTAAAAATGGTAAGACCATTTTCTGAAAGTATGAGAGGTCTTTATGACTCTTCAAAATCAGGTTCAATGAAAGAACTTTACTGTATTGAAAAAGTAATTAATTTAACAAAACAAGTGGATATTATAGCAAATGCACTTGCAGCGAGGAACAAATAATGACTATAAATGAAGCAATACAAGAAATGCAAGCATTAACACAATCTGATAATGCATGGTTAAGAGAAAAAGCAACTAAAGTAATAAGATATAATCATCAACATGACTCAGGACAACTATCAACAGCTGAATATACAGATCTATTAAATGATTTGGCTCGTATTGAAGAAATACAAGAAGAAGCTGATACAATGAAATACAAAGCAGCAATTGAAAAAATAATTACGACTACATTTTCATTACTTAGTTAATATTATGTTCATATTTAAAAATATAGATAATTGGATTACTGACGAAGAACGTTTAAATATAAAAAATAAAGTTGAAGATTTAAAATCTGATTGGAAACATATAAAAGATTTTCCTTTAGCAAAGTCTGCTAAACTTTTAGCAGCACAAGATCCTGAACTTTATAAGTCAGCTGAAAATCAATATTTTTTAGGTGATGCTACATATGTATTAGAAAATCTAGATCAAAGAAATAAATTTTTATCAGAAAACTTAAATGTTTCATTCTTTGATTTGTATGGAAAAATAATTAGTACAATTAAAGATATAACAGGATTGCCTACTTCTTACTTGTCTGAATATCCACGTCCTGGATTTCATATATTTCGAGGTAAGCAAACACCACATCCTTTTGAATATCATATAGATACTACAATATGCAGATATGATACTAATTATAAACCAGAACAATGTTATTCTTTTTTATCTTTAATTGAATCACCAAGCAGTGATCCTGCTGGTTTAGAGTATAAAGATACAAATGATTTTGATGCTTTAAGAGATTATCCTGAAAAAGTAAAGCTATATAACTTAAATACTTTTTATTATTGGAAAGGTGATCATTTTCATAGGATGAAAAAGTTTGGTATGAATGACGGAGAAAGTAGAATTACTTTACAAGGTCATTATGTACTTAAAGATAATAGAGCATATATTTACTGGTAAGATTATGAAACGTTTTTCTTTTGCTGAAATACAAAATTTCTTTTCAGAGGGCGAGCGAAACCAAATAGCAAGAAAGGTTTTAGAATTAAAATCACATTGGAAAAAATTACACGACTATAATGTGTATAAAAATAGTCTTGATATGAAATCTGATTATTCTAAAAACCAATATTTACTTGGTGATAGTATATATCCACTTACTCCCAAAGATACAAGTGAGATAAATAAAGAAGTTCAAGGAATACTTTTAAAAGAATTTAAAGACCTAATATATAAAAAACTAATTGATAATGTTGGTAAGTGGTTTGAAGTATTTAATTATAAAGAAACTGAATTTTATCCAAATTTACCAATTCCTGGATTTCATATATTTGACGGAAAACAAACTGCTCAGCCATTTGGATGGCATACTGATACGACACTTTGTTTATGGGAAGATAATATAGATCCTAAAAGACTGTTTTCTTTTTTATCTCCTATTATAATGCCAGAAAGAGGAGCACACTTAGAGTGGTTAATGCCATCAGGAAAAGAAACTATGATACCATATGAGTATGGTACACTTCATATATGGAATGGTTTAGAACAGCATAGAATAGGTCGCCACTCATTAGCTAATTTTGAAAAACGAATTACATTACAAGGACATATTTACATTAATCCAAACGGAAAAGTACAACTATTTTTTTAACTTAACACACAGAGGAACATGAACGTGCCAAAAACGACAGAAACTCTATCTTTAACAAAAGAAAGAAATTATTTTAAACCATTCAATTATCCATGGGCATATGATGCATGGCTTAAACACGAACAATCACATTGGTTGCATACAGAAGTACCAATGTTAGAAGACGTGAAAGATTGGAAAAGTAAATTAACACCATCTCAAAAGAGTTTTCTTACAAATATTTTTAGATTCTTTACACAAGGGGATATTGATGTAGCAGGTGGTTATGTGATGAATTATCTTCCATATTTTCCACAACCTGAAGTAAGAATGATGATGTGTGGATTCGCAGCACGTGAAGCATTACACATAGCAGCATATTCTCATTTAATTGAAACATTGGGTTTGCCAGAAGCAACTTATAATGAATTTAATAATTATAAAGAAATGGCAGCAAAGCATAATTACTTTGTTGACTTAGCATCTAAAACTACAAGCAAAGCAAGTATTGCTACAAGTATAGCAGCATTCTCAGCATTTACAGAGGGTATGCAATTGTTTTCATCTTTTATTATGTTGTTAAATTTTCCAAGACATGGTTTGATGAAAGGTATGGGACAAATTGTCACTTGGTCGATAGTAGATGAAACACAACATTGTGAGAGTATGATAAGATTATTCCGTACATATATAGAAGAAAATAATGAGATATGGAATGATTCTCTTAAAAAGAAAATATATGATATCGCTGAAAAGATGGTAGAGTTAGAAGATAACTTTATTGATCTTGCTTTCTCAATGGGCGATATGCAAAATTTAAAAAAAGAAGAGGTGAAAGAATATATTCGTTATATTTGTGATCGTAGACTCATATCAATGGGATTACGAGGTATTAATAAAAGAAAAACAAACCCACTTCCTTGGGTAGAGGACATGATAAATGCTCCAATACATGGAAACTTTTTTGAAAATCGTATTACTGATTATGCAAAAGGATCTCTAAAAGGTAATTGGGGTGATGTTTGGGGTGCAAAAAAATAATGAAAATACAAACAGTTAAATTTCATTGTATGTCTTGTGAAACAGAGGGTAAAATTTCATTTACTACTCAAGATGATACATTGTCTAAAGCAGATGTTGCTTATTGTCCAATGTGCGCACATGATATAGCTGAAAATAACGATAATGAGTTTGAAGAACAAGAACAAGATGAATAAATATAAGTATGACACAATGGTTATACGAAAACAAAGAGTTCAATGATCCTTCAAAATATTTCGGATTTATATATTCTATTACAAACCTTTTAAATAATAAAGTTTATATAGGACGAAAATATTTCACTTCTGCTAAAACGAAACAGCCACTCAAAGGAAGAGTTAATAAAAGACGTTCGAGAGTAGAAAATGATTGGAAAGACTATTGGGGATCTTCATCTACGTTTTTAAAAGAAATAGAAGAAACAGGAAAACAAAATTTTAAAAGAGAAATACTTCGACTTTGTAAAACAAGAGGAGAAGTTAATTATTGGGAAGTGAAGTATATGTTTGAATTTGATGTATTAAATGCAAAACTTCCTAATGGTGAGAACAAATATTATAATGAAAATATAATGATGAAATTTACAAGAAAGAACATAGGTAAATGAAAACCTTACTATTAATTAACGCATTATTTCTATCAACCATCGCAGCATTTTATGCGATTACTGGATTGATAGCTATATTTGCAACAGCTGTAATACCAATAGCAATTATGGGTACAGCTTTAGAAACAGCAAAGCTTGTTATAGCATCTTGGTTATATAGAAGATGGAACGATATAACAAAAGTAATGAGATATTATTTTAGTGTATCATTAGTTGTACTTATGCTCTTAACGAGTATGGGTATTTTTGGCTTTTTAAGTAAAGCACATTTAGATCAAGCAGTACCAAGTGGTGAAGTATCTTCTAAAGTTTATATATTAGATGATAAAATTAAATATCAAAGAGAATTAATCTCAAGAAACCAAAAAACTATTAAACAATTAGATGATTTAGTTGAACAAAGTATCGGTCGTACAAATGATGAAAAAGGTATTAATGCAGCAACTGAACTAAGACGTAAGCAAGAGGGTCAAAGAAATAAATTAGTTGCTGAAATAGAAAAAGCACAGAATACAATCAATAGTTTAAATAATGAAAGAGCTCCAATCGCAGGACAACTAAGAAAGGTCGAAGCAGAAGTTGGTCCGATTAAATATATTGCTGCTTTAATATATGGCGATAAAATAGATGAAAATATACTTGAGAAAGCTGTAAGATTTGTAATTATTATTATTGTATTGGTATTTGACCCATTAGCAGTTATGATGTTAATTGCTTGGAACAGAGAAATAGTATTTACAAGTGGAGTAAAACCACAAGATCCAACTCCAACAACACCATTAACAATATTACCAACTATTAAACCATTAACAGAAGTAAAAGAAATAGTTAAAGATATAAAAACTGAGATAAAATCTAAATTAAAAGAAACTTTAAATAAAGTAAAAGAAAAAATAACTGATGGTAATTCATATTTGGAACGTAAGCGAAAAGAAAGAGCAAACGATTTATCAAATATAAATACAAATAAGACACCTACTGCGTTTTATGAAATTGATAACGTAGACGTGTATGAAAGAAAGTCAGATATAAAAGAAACAATAACAAGACCATTACACGGAAGACCAGAAGAACCTAAAAATTCTGTGATTCCTAAGAAAGAATAATTATGAATAATGAAGAAATTAAATCTTTATGGCGACCAGCAATTGCTTGGTTGTATATTGCTATTTGTTTTGTTGACTTTATGGTATTTCCAATTTTATGGAATATAGCACAAATATCATTTTTAAAAACAATAGTAATTACTGCATGGACACCATTAACATTACAAGGTGGTGGATTATTTCATATTTCGATGGGAGCAATATTAGGTGTGACTGCTTATGGAAGAACACAAGAAAAACTTAATGGTTCTTCGATCACAACAACAGTAATGCAACCACCAGCAGCAAAACCACCTACACCAAATTTCCCAGTTCGTGATTAATATGACTGAAAAAAACTAAACAAACAACTTAAAGATAAATTATGGCAAAACGTGCAGCAAATTATGGAACAAATACTAAGAGAGAATCAAAACCAAAACGCACAAGTATTGGAAATGGCTTTTTTAGTAAATCAATGATGAATAAGCATAAACGAAGATCGCATAAAGCTTATCGTGGTCAAGGAAGACCTTAAAAAAGTATTTTTTATTATGAATAATGTTATGAAATATGTGATTACAGGTCATAGATCTGGTATAGGTAAATCTATATTTGATTATTATGTAAAACAACCTAATGTATATTGTGTTGGTTATGATTTATCACATCATTTAGATTTAAACGATTCAAAAGTACATTCAGATTTTATAGATAGTTGTAAAGATGCTTCAGTCATAGTATTGAATGCACATACTGGACAACAACATGTTTCTTTAGAAGTTCTTTATAATCTTTATAAACAAGAATTAAAACATATAATCATAATGGGTTCAATGGTGAGTAAAATATGGAAGACTCTACAAGAAGTTCCTCAAGGATTTGAAAGCTATTGGTCGCAAAAGAAATTACTTGATAAAACAATAGAAGAATTATATAATCCAAACATACCTCTTAAAATTAGTATCATTCGTCCAGCTTGGGTTGATACTCAACTCGCAAAAGAATATTCAGGAAAAAAATTAACAATAGATTCAGTTTTAAATGTAATAAGATTTATAATTGAGAATAAAGACACACACATAACAAATATGGAATTACAATGTACGAATTAAGAAACAGTGCTGATGGTGAACTTCCTAAAATAGTCACAAACACTCATCGTTATTGGGTTGAAATGAATGATGGTAAAAAATACTTAGATATTCAATCTGGTAATAGTGCTTTCACACTTGGTTATGGTAATACTGAAATAGTAAAAGCAATGGCTGATAAAATTACTTCAGTTGGTTTTATAAGAGGAAATACTGGTGAGAGTGATACAGATACTCAAGAGATGGTTCATTTTGTTTTATCTGAATCAAGAATGTCAGTTATGTCTTGGGCTATTTCTGGAACCTCAGCAGTAGAGTGTGCTATTATGATGAATGATAGTTATTGGAAACAAGTAAATCCTAAAAAACATTTAATTGTATCTTGCACTCCAGGATATCATGGCACAAGTTATCTTACAAGAGCAATGGCTAGTCCATATACAGCTGATTTTCCATCTGATAGATTAAGATGTATTAGAGCACCTAAGTGGAACACAATAGAAGAACGTGCATTGGAAGAAGAAAGAGCATTAGCAGAATTAGAAAAAAGATTTACTAAATTTGATGACTCTTCAAACGTTGGTGCTTTTATAATGGAAACATGTCCTTGGATGGATGGAATACTTCCTTACAGTAAAAGATGGTGGGATGGTGTTAGACATCTTTGCACACAATATAATATAAATTTTATCACAGATGATGTGGCAGTTTGTTGGGGTAAATCATTATCTTATTTTGGTTATTCAACAGCAGGGTACAATGTTCAACCAGATATTATCGCTTGTGGTAAATCATTATCAGCAGGATATGCACCAATTGGATTTGCAGCAGGTAATTCTCGTATTGGTGAAATTCTTTCAACACAAGAATGGGGATGGGGTCATACTTGGCAACCTTACATGGCTGGTATTGGTGCAATGAAAAAAGTAAAACAAATTATTCAAGATAATGGTCTATTTCATACAGCAAAAAGAACAGTTATACGTTTAGATGAAATTGCAAAAGATTTATTTAATCAAGGATATATAAAAAGTTATAGGCAACAAGGATTGTTTTTAGAATTAGATTGTAAGAATCCAACTGTTGGAGTAATGGGTAAGCTTGTTCGTTCAGGAATGCTTTCAACTACTCAACAAAACAATTCAGTAAGAATTATAGCAAATTTAATTGCTGATGATGAGTATTTTAATGAATTAAAGACTAGATTAAAGGATTTTTTTAGTAAAAGCTAACCATTTACATACAAGTATTTTTAGAGTATAATATGTCTATGATTATAGTATCAAATCATATTAATATGTCACATACTGATCCATTTAAAATTGATATGATTGAAAACGATTTAGAAGCTAACAGAACATCAAAGAACATTGTTCCTTTGTTTGGAAGCATATTTGATATTGAGAAAAAAGGTACCAAATATTCGCTTGTGAATAAAAACTGGAACAATCGTATCCATGGTAAAGTAATTAGTTATGATCGATCCTCTCCTAATTCTATCTTTTTTGAAATTCAAACAAAATACGTTCCACCAATTTCTTTTTTTGATTATCTAGTTGAATCAAAAAGATATTCAATTGAAGCAACTTATGGTACTGAAAAAACAAACTATGAAGATTTTAATGAGTTTGGTTTTGTTGGTGCTTATGATAATGGCGATGATGAGTGTTGGGAAACTACACCACATAATTTAAAAGATGATTTAATACCACCACATTTATTGGCTTTATATAATATAGTATGAGAAAATCTGTAATAGTTAAATCTGCAATCGGTCGAGTATATCATGTCGAAGAAAATGATACTTTCTATGGTTCAAGATTAAAGAGCAGTGGATATCAAATAAACAATTTAAGATATTTTAGATCATTAACACCAAACGCAAGAACAATTATTGATGTAGGTGGTCATTTAGGAACTAATACTATTGAATATGCCACGTGGGCTAAGAATGTAAAAACGTTTGAACCAACATCATATTTAAGAAAATGGTTATTAGAAAATATTGAGTTGAATAAAAATGCTAAAACTAATGGCAAAGGTTGGTTTAAATTAGCTGATAAATCTTATGCTCCTATTTTAATGACTGGTGATATAGAAGTATTTCCATATGCTTTAAGTGATAGTGAGGGAGAACAAATTTTAAATACACTTACTTGTGCTTCTGGACATAATCATATAGAATTAGATTTTAATGGAAAAAAATTAACAAAAAAAGGTTGGGTTAAAAAATCTGAAAGCAAATCTACAAGAACTATTAAAGAAAAGATATTAACAAGAACATTAGATAGTTTTAAATTTACAAAAGTAGATGGAATTAAAATAGACGTAGAAGGATTAGAATTTCAAGTTATAAAGGGTGCTATTAATACAATTAAAAAGTATCGTCCAGTGATTCAAACTGAAATTCAAATAGGAATGTGTAGACGTGCTGGTTATGAAGCTAATGAATTATGCGAATACTTAGCAAATATGGATTATGTACAGACACTTTCTGATGGAACAGTTATAAACCCATCAAATGTTTTTAGTGAAGTCAAAGCTAAAATAGATAGATTTTGGATACCAAAAGAAAAATTAAAAAATGATATTAATTGATTATTCACAAGTAGCAATCGCAAATATACTTTCTTTTAAACAAGATGTTCAAAAAGGAAGACCAATGCAAGAAGTATCTAATATTATTCGTCATGCGATACTCTCTACTATTAAATATTATAAGAAGAAATTCTCAGCAGATTATGGTGATTTAGTTATATGTGCTGATGGTAAAGACGTTTGGAGAAAAGTAGAATTTCCTTTATATAAAGCACATCGTAAGAAAGATAGAGAAGCAGATCCAGTTGATTGGAAACTTATTTTTGAAACTATGTCTGATGTAAGAGAAGATTTAGTTAAATATTTTCCTTATAAAGTATTACATATTAATCATGCTGAAGCAGATGATGTAATTGCTACACTAGTGAAAGAAAGACCTTTAGAAAAACATATGATTGTTTCTTCTGATAAAGATTTTAAACAATTACAAAAATTTGGAAACGTTGAACAATATTCACCATTACTTAAAAAACAAGTAAATAAATCATCAGTAAGAGAAGCTGAGCAATATATAATAGAACATATAGTAAGAGGTGACTCTGGAGATGGTGTTCCAAATGTACTTTCACCTGATGATATCTTTAACAAAGATGAAAGACAAAAACCAATTACTAAAAAGATATTAAATAATTTCTTAGAAAAAGGTTTCAATGCTTGTGAAAACGATGAGCAGAAAAAAAACTATTTAAGAAACCAAAAATTAGTATGTCTTGACTCTATACCTAAAAATATAGCAGATGATATACTAAATGCTTATAATAACATAAAACCAACAGGAGATAAAATGACAGTATACAACTATTTAATTGAAAAACGTTGTAGTCTATTACTCCAAGAAATAGAGGAGTTTTAAAACATGGGAAGACGTGTTTATGAAATATTAGAAGAACTAAATAATGATATAACTGCCATTGTTAAATACAAGAATAATGCTCAGTTAAAATTAGTTTTACAAAACAACTTTGATAGCAATTTAAAATGGGATTTACCAGAAACAAATCCACCATTTAAAGCTGCAATTGAGCCACAAGATATGGCTCCATCAAATCTTACTTTAGAAGTAAGAAAGTTTTATATCTTTAGAAGAAAAGATTTAAAACCTGCTCAAAGAGAATTATTATATATTCAAATGTTAGAAAGATTAGACGCAAAAGAACAAAAGATTCTTCTTGCATTAAAAAATCAAGAATTAACATCTTTATATCCAAATATTACGAAAGAATCTGTTTCAACATACATCAATGCTTAAAATAGGCAATATAATAGAAAAAATATCTAATCGTTCATTCCCAGCTGAAATAAGAGTTTGGGATGATGAAACATTAGTCACAGTGCATCGTTCAACTGAAACTGCACAATTAATAACAACAGAATTTACTTCTTTTAATAATGGTACTTGGGAAAATGAAGAATTTAAAATATCATATCCTAAAGTAGATAGAACTAAAAAGATAGAGACATTAGTTAGAGTTAAAAAGAAGTAGAAATTATATTATGTCAAGTGAAAAAAACATCGTAGGAATACGTCATAAGTTCGCTACACTGCGAAATCAAACTATCCACATAGATATCAATGGTTTTCAATTAAAAACTACAATTGACAAAGTTGATGAACTTTTCGAATATAACGTAATACGTTATTGTGTTAATTCTGTATTGTATCAACTTGATAGAGCAAGACAAGACGCAATTGATTATAATATGGTAGAGCAAATGGGGTTTCCGTGTAAATTTAATAACACAGCAACTGTACCAGCAGATATGTCTGGTCATGCTGAACCTCAAAGAGTTTCTATTATTATATTAGTTGATGATGTTAATTCTAAATTACCAGATTATTGCGTAAAAGGAATGACTGGAACATCATGGGATATACATTCAAACCCAGAAGCACCAGAATTTTTAGATTATATTAATTATTTGACTGGAACTATTGATAAACCAGAAGCTGAAATAGTATCAATACACTAAGTCATTGAAATATAATGCTTTTTTATTTTTTATAAGTATTTACTTAATTACTCAAATATAGTAAAATATACCTATAAACAAATAATAAAAAGGAGTATATTATGGGAAATGTGAAAAATTGGTTAATGCAAATGGAAGATGATACATTTGTATTATCTAGAGAAGAGTTTGTTAAAAAACATGGTGAAAGACAAGCTAAGAGTATCTTTGATAAATTACAAGACCCAGAGTTTGATTTAACTGACGCACAACAAGCAATGGCTGAAGTTGCTTTAGATTTAGAAATAGCAGCAGAGGAGGGTAGATAATATGTTTCCTCTTAGAGAACCACTTCCTTATGCAACATTTGGTATAGCTGACTACAAATATTCACCACATAGAATTACTTTATTAAAAGTTGTTAATTCAGTATGGCAAGATTATTTGGGTGGAGTTATTTGTGATGTAGTGAGCACAGAAGATGGTGTTTTTGAAGCAATGGCAAGACCTGAAACTGTAAGTGCTGAATTTACAAATAGAATTAAAGCATTCGAAGATGCTGATGATATCTTTAATGATATAAATTATTTAGAAATTAAAGATGATTTAGAAACATTTGTAGATGAAAACAATATAAGCCATAGTCACTAATATGCTTAATACATTTTTATTAATTGTTTTAATTTGGGGGATTTACTCTCACGTACAAGTACAAAGACGTATAGAACTTCACTTAGAAGAAATAAAATATAATCTAAGAGAAAGAATGAGAAAATGAAAGAAGTCACTATCATTAGAAATAGAAAATCTAAAACTTTTACATTTAACAAAAATACTTTCTTAAAATTCTTAGATGAAAAAGAATATTTTAGATCTGAAGAGTTAGCAAAACAAGTAGTAAATGAAGTTTGGGCATTAGAAAAAGGTGAAAGTTTTAAAGTAATGGGATATATGTTCACAACAGAAAATTATATAAATGATTAAACAATTAGTAATACCAAAACAAACACATTATTGTGCTGATGCCTATGCATCATCAATTGATAAAACCACAATAAATTTTATCAAAGAATATATGTTTTTAAAACTTAAATTTAAAGCAGAAGTGAAATATAATGAGCAAAAAGATATTACTTTTGTTGAAATAGATCAAATTGATGGCGATTATACAAATGTCGTTATGTTAAAAGGTAATCCACAAGTAAATAATATTAAAGATTGGTTAATAAACAAATGGTAAATAATAACATAATTTTAATAGAAGAATATAAAAAGAAACTAGACCAGCAAGAAAAACTTATTGCAGAACAATCTTTTAAAATAAATGATTTAAAAGATGTGATTGATCGTATGCACGAAGATATGGAAAATTTAACAAGAACCATAAAAAAAATGACATACTTAGATCCTGTTGATAGTATGTCTTTTAAAGATGATGAGAAAGATTAATATTAAATGAACGATCCAATAAGACAACAGGACTTATATCATCTTTATGCCAGTATTCGTGAACGTTTGCATAGGATAGCAAATGAAAATCATCCAGATCCTCTGCAGAATCAGATCCGTCGCGAGATGGCAGAAGAATTGCTAGAATATTTACGCAATAATGAAGCAGGATTAAATAGTCAAGTTAGTTATAAAGAACAATGGATAACTGGTGAAATAGAAAATAGAAAGAATAATCAATATGAATAAAAAGAAAAAATTAAGTAAAAAATGGGTATTGGATGGTTTTTATTTTGATGGTAAAGATCACTTTGATTTATATAAAGATCATAGTGGTAATGTAAAACGTGTTAAACAAAAGAAAAAATTAAAAGTTTGTTAATGCAAAAAGAACCAGTTAAATGGTATGATCGCTCGGCTGATTTTAGAAGACTTTCAGATATTGAAATGAGTGAATGCTTACGCAAATTAAAAATTTCTAAATTACATGTTAATATTCAAGACGATATGTATATGTGTCTTGCTAATTTAAGAGATTTAGGTTCTATTTCATCATTTAATAATGAATTAAAAGAAAACTTCTTTGTTTATTGTAAAGAAGTTGGCATAGATATTGAAAACTATAAAAGATCAGATGAAAAAAGAGTTATGACTGCTTCTTTTGCTAGTATAATATGGGATAAAATAGTTAAATTAATAAATGCTAATGAAGCAGATTCTTCTAAAAGAGTTAAGGGTATAAAAAAACTAGTTCTCTTTCGTTTATTACAAAAAGAATTACCAGATCTTGATAAGAAACATATTCATAAGAATGTAAAGAATAATATTAAATTAGGTGCTTTAGAATATCATCAACAATCAAAATCAAGTAAGTTAATTCGTAAAGGACAATACTGGAGCACGTATGTTAAAGTCAATAAGTAATTTTAGTTGGGAAGAATTTTCAACACGTAATAATTTATATTTTCGTGTTGCTTATTATATTTTTGTACATGTATTAGCATTACTCGCATTTAAATATGCTACACTAACTACATTCTTTACATTTATATTATTCTGGTGGTTTGGTGCTTGGGCTGTATCAGGTTATACTCATAGAACACTATCACATAAATCTATTGTAGTTAAGAATAAATATTTAGAGCATTTAAGTAATATATTTGCTATATACGCAGGGATTGGCACACCTTTAGGATGGGCAGCATTGCATCGTATGCATCACACTCATCTTGATACTGAGTTAGATCCACATAGCCCACATAGAATAGGGTTTTGGAGATCTTATTTACATTTATGGGATTGGCGTAAAGAAGATGTACCATTAAAATATACAGCAGGATTATTTCGTAATCGTATTGCTGTTTATTATCACAATCGTGCTTTACCTACTTTATTATTATTCTGGTTTGGTTTATTCTTTATATCAGAATTTTTAAAAGTAAATCTAGGACTATTAGGTGGATTAGAAGTTTGTATTGGTGCAGCATTAGCTGTAGTTGCAGGATTGCATGGTATGGGTGTGACAAATGCAGTAAGTCATAGTCACGAAATACCAAAACAAGTTGTGTCTCTTGATCCAATCGCAGGAGCATTCGTTAATTGGGGCGAAGGAAATCATGAATATCATCACGCAAAACCAATGAATTATAGTTTTGGTGATGGCATATCAGATCCTGTCGCAAGAACTGCCGAATTATTCGAAAAATTAGAATTAGTTCAAATCAACAGAACGAGTGAATTAAATGGATAAAACATTATATAAAACTGGTATATTTTTTGCTGTAATAACAATTATAGCATTTTTTTTAATTTCGTGTACAACTACTCCAACGGAAACTACAAAACCGATGGAAAAAGTTATAGATGGATTTAAAAGTATAATCATACCAACACCATAATCCGTTTTATTCACTCGTAGTTCAATTGGATAGAATACCAGTCTACGAAACTGGGGGTTGCAAGTTCGAGTCTTGCCGAGTGAGCCAAATGATAACTAAATAGATTATATGAATTTTGTTGTAAATTTACCACATATACAATGCTGGATTAAAAAAGAGTTTCTCTATGACTTTAAAAAAGGTTTCGGAGAATATGTTCCATGTACTTGGGTGACTCTTAAATCTATTCCACGTAGAGCATTCTACATTGAGAGTTATTTACCAGAGTATGGAGCACTCTATGATAAACTTCCTATAAGTGCTTATGTGTGGAAAACTGATATTGATTTAGATAAACAACTTCCTTTAGATTTTTTACAACTATGGGATGGTTTTAGTTATCATATTACAGTAATTGAAAAACAATACCTACAACATTCTCGTGTTGAGATTATATTAAGAGATGGTTCACGTATGGGTGGTGAATATCTATTTACAGTAGATAGTGCTCATGCTGATCCAAATATTCCAAACGTCACCGAGTCAGAAGTTCCTACAGAACACAAATCACACAATATTGGTAAATTAGATAATGGGCAATGGTTCGCTCAGCCAAATAATCGTATGCTTTTCTTCGAATCAAGTGCAAATAAAGCTAAAGGTTTAAATGTGCCTGATTTTAAAGTAAGTTCAAAATATTATCATTGTGAACAGAATCCAAAATGGGTATTCGGAGATTCCGATGAATACTTTTATCCATCATATGAAATCAACAAGAAACCTACTAAAAATGATAATTAATCATAAAGCATTAGATTCTAAACTTTGTCCTTTACCATTAACTGCAGAGGGTATGCAGTGGATGGAAAATGATAATACATATGAAAAACAAACTAAATTATGGGTGCCAATTAAATACCATAATTCTGATTTTTTAAAATGGACTATGAATATAGGATTAAGTATTACAGACATAGAATTATTTTGTAATCCAGCAAATCATTCAATGCCTGTACATCTAGATGGAAATGAATTACATGATGAATTTAAATTGAATTATGCATTTAATCCAAGAGGAAATAGTTTAATGAATTGGTTTAAACCAAAACCTAACACAATTGGCAAACGTGAGGGTGTTAGATATAAAAATAAAGATGAGAGAAATATTGATACAGCAGATTTATATTGGTATCCTGAAGAAGTTGATTTAATTGAAAGTCATGATGTTGAAGTTTCAATTGTTCAAGTAGGACAACCACATAACGTGACAACTACTCAACATTCTAGAAAATGTTTGTCTTGTGTATTTGATAAGAGACTTGTAAATGGTTATACTACAAACGAAGATATTATATTAAAAGAAGATCTACACATAATTGCGAAAAGAAGAGATGAAGCTGTTGGTAAAAAAATACTTCAAGATATTGTTCCTATGTGGGAAGCAATAGATTTATTTAAAAAATATATTATATGAGTCAAGGAACAATTATAGAAACTGCAGCGAATACAGTTTATTGTGATGGCTACGATTCTAGTGTAGATGACGATACTCATCCAAGAGTATTTTATACATTAAAAGAATATAAAGATGGTGAAACAAAAGCTGTTTGTTTTTATTGTGGTACAATTTTTAAAAAAATATGAAAAACATTTATTGCGCAAATTTAAAACTTCCAGTTAATGATGTGATGATAGATAAAAATTGGTTAAGTAAAATGCCAAACAAAGGACACTTTCCTATACCAGAAAAAGAAGTAAATCCTGAATTATTAGATTTTTTTGAAGGAAAGGGGATGTACTTAAAAAATGCTGATGTGTTTTGTTCTCCTCCAGGATTTTATTTACAAATACATATCGATGGAACTGATTTAGGAACAAATTCGTGTGCGATTAACTGGCAATATTGTTCTGAAAAAGGATCTTATATGCAATGGTGGAATCCAAAACCTGAATTCGCAAATAAAAATATTATAGAGCCAGAAAGTTTTAGTGAAAATAGTTATAAAATAGAAACAACACCATATGCTTATGCTTGGACTCCTGAAGAATGTGATTTGGTTAATACTTCTGAAGTAGGTTTTCCATCATTAGTAAATATAGGTGTGCCACACTCAATGAAAAATGATACAAAAGTTAATCGATATGCGATTAGTTTGACATGGAAACGTTATAATGGTTCAACAGTAGAATGGGATTATGTATATGAGAAATTACAGTCATACGTTGTGGCGTGAATTAAATCTGCCAATATCACCGATTAAAAAGGATTATGTATTTCCTAAAGAATCAGATCAAGATATAGTAGCAAAATACACAGACCATTATCATGAAAGACATTTAATTAATCAAGATTTAATTGATTGGGCTAAGTCTATAGATCTTGGTGTACTTCGTATTGAAAGGTTTTCATCTAAGCCAGACTATCGAATGTATGTTCACACTGATAATGATGATTGGATAGATGATTTAGTTAAAATTATTTGGTGTTATTGCCCCACTGACGATCATACAATGAATTGGTATGATATAAAAGATACCAATTATTACGATGTTGAAACAAATAACGATTCTGGTCCCACGATGCACTTTCCAGATTTTAATATTGATAAGTTAATTACGAGTACTACTATTAAGAATAATCCTATATTGGCTAATACTGGGCGACCACACAATATTCAGAATGGAAAAAGTTATAGACATGTAGTTTGTGCTTGGTTTCACGACTTAAAATCAAATGAAAAAATTACAGTTGATGGAAATATTTACCCAAAACCTCTTCAATGGGACGTTGCAGTGTCAAGAATGAGAAACATTATTTTATAAATAGAATTAAGATTTTAATTATGAAACCAGTATATGTAGTTGGATATGGAATGATCGACAGTCTTGGGAATAACCCAAAAGATTGTTTTGATAAGATGTTAGATAATAAAGATTATTCTTCTGATATACCTGAATTGAAAGCAGAGAACGCAAAAGTTTTTCGTGGTGCTATATTCAATCCTGACGATTGCATTATACCAAAAGATTTTGACATTAAGATGCTTCGTTCAATGACGAATGCACAAAAGATGATGCTTCATGCAGTTGATGCAGCATTAAAAATGTCAAACCTACCCCATCATTATGATGTTGCAACTCTTCTTTCAACAGTTTCAAACGATACTGAATTTTTAGATGAGTTGTACTTACCTACAAAGAATCATAAAAGAGTAAATCCTAGAAAATCAGCAAATCGTATTCCAGATATGGGATGTTCGCATATTTCATCTCATTATAAATTTATGGGATTAAGTGCAGCAACATTCGCAAGTTGTTCTACTGGTCTTGTGACTATTGATTATGGAATGCGATTAGTTGATGAATATGAATATGTAATTGTCGGAGGATCTGACGCAGGTTGTTTTCCGATGGCAATTAAATATTTTAATACATTAGGTGCTGTAGGAAATTACAGTATGCCTTTTGATAATGATCGTACAGGATTTTTAATGGGTGATGGTTGTGGTGTTTTAATATTACAATCAGAAGCAATGGTTAAAAAGTACGGAAGTAAGGTATTCGCTAAGTTATATCCTTGTGGTATGGCGAGCGATGCTTTAGATATGACAAGCCCAGCCAATGATGGCAGAGGTGCTCGTATAAGCATGTCTAAAGCAACAAAAGATATTGGAGAAATAGATTTTGTGTGTGCGCATGCAACATCTACACCAGTTGGTGATCCAATAGAATACGAGACTGTAGTTAGTTTCTTGGGAGAAAAACCTATTTGGGCACCGAAGTCAAAAATAGGACATACCCTTGCAGCTGCTGGAGTGTTAGAGTGTATATATGCGATTCTTTCAATGCAAAGAGGAATCATACCACATATACAAAATTTAAAAAGTGCTTTTTGTGACACTAAAAATATTTTAGTTCGCGAGAATTTAAATACTAACAAAAAAGTTTTGCGAACATTAAATAACTCATTCGGATTTGGGGGAAAATGTATGTCGCAAGTAATAGAGGTAAATAAAGAATGACAACAATAATACTTTTATCAATCGGTGTTATAATCGGTTGGACTTATAAGCCAGCATTTGCTGATAATTTTATAAACAAATCTAAAGAAATTTTAAGTGGTGTTTTAACTTACTTAAAAGCTCTTGTTAAAAAAGGAGACAATAAGTAAAATGGCACAAGTAGAAACAAACACAAAAACGGAATTGACAAATTCCAAGGAGATTCCCCAACGTCAAACATCTTGGGGTTATCATTTAATTATTGATGCAGCAGGTTGCACTAAAAACTTTCAAGACCCAGTGGTTTTGAAAACTTTTTTAAATGACCTTTTAGTTCGCATCGACATGAACGCATGGGGTGAGCCATGGATAACTCACTTTGCTGAAAAACCAGAGATCGCTGGATGGACAGTAATACAAGCATTGACTACAAGTTCATTAACAATACACTTTTTAGATAATAATGGTGATTGTTATTTTGACTTGTTCTCATGCAAAACTTTTGATATTGAAATGGTGAAAACTATGATAAAAGAATATTTTGATCCTATTTCAATGAAGGATCAATATTTTGTTAGACAAGCATAATATAACACCAAAAGAAGCATTACAAGAGTGGTTGGCGAGACTTAAAATACCTCGCCAAGCACTTGATGGTCATTCTATATGTCCATTTAGTAAAGGAGTCAGTGTACCTACACCTGAAGACTTAAACATCGATAACTCTTTTCGTCCTCCTGCATTATGGGAGATTAAAAAAATTAAAATTTACAACATAATCAATCCGAATATTACACCAACAGAATTAGATGAATGGTGTGATTATTACATAAACAAATATGAAAATTATATGTTTATAGCAGACCATAAAGACAGAGATACACACATTAATGGAATTAAAACAAATAATGGTTATTTTAACTTTATGTTAGTTCAAAGTTTGCCTGAATTGAATGAAGCACGTAGAAATTTATTAAAAACAACCAACTATTATAGTTTCTGGGATCCTGAATATTTAAAAGATACTTGGAATAATAGTTTTGATAAAGAAGAATAATTATGAGTGTTTGGACAGATTATGATCCGTTGAAAGAAATTATTATAGGAAGTATTCCTACACCTGAATACTTTTCAAACTTTCTAAAACCAGATATCCTAGAAGTCCTTACACCCATTATAAAAGAAACACATGAAGACTTAAACAAGTTTGCTAATATATGTATTTCTTTAGGAGTAAAAGTATATAGACCAAAAGTGTTAGACTTTCGTGAACCACTTAGACTTCCAGGATTTAAAATTAAGAATCCAATATCACCTTTAGTGCCAAGAGATAGTTATCTTGTTTATGGTAATACAATTTATTCTTCATATACTAGTATGGCTGATAGATGGTTAGAGTCATTATCATTCTACGATATCTTTATGGAAAAGTTTGTAGAAGGATATAATTGGTTATCAACACCAGTACCACAATTAAAAGACTTTAGACCTGACACTCAATGGTACACGCATGGTGGCGATCGTTATGGAGTAGAATTAAAAGATAAAATATTATGGCATTGTGCTACTATGTACAAATGTGGTGATAGTTTAATTATTAATTCTTCGGGTCCAGGAACTAAATTAGGATATGACTGGATGCAACGTAATATACCTGATACTAAATTTATAAAGAATTCAAATAAGCCACACAAAGGATGGGGACATATAGATCAATTTTTCTTTCAAACGGATGATAATACAGTATTTTGTACTAATAAAAATTATGTCCCAGATGTATTCCTAAATAATAGTAAGTTCAAAGTACATGAATTTGGTCACTTAATTAAAGATGTAGATATGAAACAATATGAACATCGTCTAGCACAAACAGATGGTAAATATAGTATTGAATGGATTGATGAGTGGATAGATGAATGGAGAGGTTTCGCACAAGAAGTAGCATTTGATAGTAATGTAGTTGTAGTTGATAGTAAAAATGTAATTGTCACTAATGAACAACCAGCATTATCAAATTGGTTTAAAGAATTTGGTATAACACTACATCCTGTTAATTTAAGACAGGGTGGTTTTTGGGATGGTGGTGTTCACTGTTTATCGCTTGATATTAAAAGAGATGGAGAGAAAAGAAATATCGTATGAGAAAAATTTATAACTGGATTAATCCAACCTATTATGTAGATTATGATAAATTAAAGGATGTAATAGTTCCTTTGATGCAAGAAGATTTACGTGAATGGATGATTAACAATCCGATCGAAACAAGCACTGAGTGTGCTTATGCTCCACCAGAAGAAGTAGAAGAAAAGATATTATCCAAAAAAGAAGAGTTGAAGGCACATAAAAATCGAGCAATTGCTTATAAAGAAATTCTTACAGATGAAGCTGAAAGAAAACATTACAATGATTGGCGTTCTATTGATTTTCTTTATGAGTGTAAATGGAATAAAGAAGTTTTTAAAAGATCTTGGCAATTAATGTCTGAATGTAAAGGTATTAAACAAATCTTTATTAATTTTATAAAACCAAATGGAATTATAACACCACATTTAGATACTTCTACTTGGGAAAAGATAGAAGAAGATTGGGGTTTGCCACTTTATTCATTAGAGGGTGGAAGTATTATTGCTACATTATTTACAGGTATGAAAAACAGAGAAGAAAAGACTGTTGGAATGAAAGTAAATGGTGTTTATAAGTTTCCATTAGCAGGAGAATTAGTTTGTTTTGATGGAAGATGGAATGAACATCAAATGTGGAACAACACAAACGAGTGGAGAATTACAGCAGTAATAGATATTGATAGAAAATACTTTACTCAAGTGTTAGAGGATGTTGATGAAGAAAAGAAAGAAATAAACAGACCAAAAGATAGTCTTACGATAACAGAAAATGCAACAATTAAATTTCAAAAATCTTTTAGTAAAGAAGAAGTAGAATATTATTTAAATCATGGTTTAACTGAAAAAATAGAATTTTTAAAAGAAAAAATACTTTGGTTGAATGAATATTCTGGGCGTAAAATATACGCAGACCATTTAGATGAAATTTCAACAACAACTTTTTTAAATGCTAATATAACAAAAATAGATATATATTTTAAAAATTATAAGGAATATTATGTACATAGCACCTAATTCATATATTAATTATGTTCAATTATTAGATCATTATCCTAAATTAGTTGAGGATATGAATAAATGGCTTAATACACATACACCAGAAAGAGATTCAATTGCTGTATATTCTGATGATCCTGCAAATAAGTTTTTGTCCACTACAACAAACTTTGTAGAAAGCTGGACAACTGAAGAAGAAAAGCAACATCGTTATGATTGGAAATCTATTCCTGTGTTTTTTGAAAAAGCGTGGAACACAAAAGACTTTCCTAGATTTTCAGAATTTGGTAAAGATTTAAAAGGATTGAGACAATGTCTTATTAATTTTATTGCTCCACGTGGTAAAATTACAATACATAAAGATCACGACAATTGGGGTAAGATGACAGAAGATTGGGGATTTAAGTGTGAAGGATATTCATTAGTTGCTACTTTAAAAACAGGAATGAAAAAAGCTACAGATAAAACAGTAGGAACATGTATTAGAGATATTAAAACTGGAACTGACACTTGGAGTTATGCATTAGTAAATGAATTTGTTTGTTTTGATGGATTAAATTATAACCATGCAATTACTAACAATACAGATGAATGGAGAATTTCAGCAGTATTTGATATTGATAAAGAAAAATTTGATCCTAGTTTTGTTAAAACTGATAAACAAGTTTGTGATTATTATGTGGATTGATGTAAAAAGATATAAAGATTATAAAAAATTATTTGATTATCAAAATATTTTAAATCTAGACATAAAAAACTGGTTAAAAAACAATGATCCTATAAAGAATACAGAACCAGTTTATGAAGAAAGAGCAAGTAGTCAAGAGTCATATGGGAAACTTAATCCTGATGGTACTATAACTTCTATCAGTTCGAAGTTTAGTGAACCACCAGCAGATCCTACAAAGAATCCAGAAGAATACGCACACAGAAAAGATTGGAGATGCGTAGGTGGGTTTTATGAACGTACATGGAACACAAAAATAATAAAAGAATCATTAAAAGCTTTAACTATGTTAAGTGGTTTAAAACAATTAAATATAAATTTTCTTTGTCCCTTTGGTAAAATAACTTCTCATTTAGACGATGGTGGGTGGAAAAAAATATCAGAAGATTGGGGTAAAGAAACTTACGGATATAGTATAGTACAAACAATTCAATCAGGTATGACTGAATCATCATCAGAGTTAGTTGGCATGCGTGTAAATGATGTTGATAAATATCCATTAGTTGGAGAATTAGTTTGCTTTGATGGTATAAAAGGATTACATAGCATGTGGAATAATACAAATATATGGCGTATTACTGCTGTGTATGATATAGATATAAACGCATTTAATAAATATAGTATATGTGGATAGACGCAACAAAATATAAACATTACGAAGTTCTTAAAACAAGTTTAATTCCTGCATTGGAGTTAGACTACAATAGATTCATTCGTAAATTTGATATTACAGAAACAGGTGTAAATGTATTTCGATTTGAATATCCTAATCGAGAAGACGATCATGCTGATGATTGGTGGGCTATACCACTTATTCAAGGAGGTGAAGCAGTACCACCTTTAAGAAATCCATGGCAACATGCAACAGCAAGTTTAAAAGAAATTCCTGGAGTATTTCAATCAATCGTAAATTTTATAAAACCAAATGGTGGATTGCCAATGCATCATGACTTTGGTAGTTGGCAAAGAATAGAAGAAGCATTAGGTTATCCAGTAAAAGGATATACAATAGCTATTGGTATTGACATGCCATCAAACGATCCGAATATTTGTGGTATGGAATTTGAAAATGATACTTTTCCAAGAACTTATGGAAATAAGGAAATAGTAGCATTTAATGGACGTGACTTTATGCATAAAGTATGGAATAAAACAGGAAATTGGCGTGTTTCTTGTGTAATTGATACTGATATAAAGGATTGGAACAATTAAAACCCTTTACATACAATAAAAAATATAGTATAATATAATCTATGTGGCTTGGAAATCCTACATCTTATTCAAATTATAGTGCTTTAAGTGCTATGATGATTGCTTTAATGAGCGACTATGCTGAATGGCGAAGTCAAAGATCATTCGAAGATACAGTAAATGCTGACGATCGTTATTCTATGCCTATTAATAATAGAGGTGGGTTTAAAGCATTACCATTGATTGATGCTCGTAAAATAAACGAACAATTAGAAGATAGATATCTTTGGAAACGTACTACTACTCAATTCTATAATATTCCTGGAGCAATAGACTTATGTGTCAATATGATACGTCCAGGAAAAATGTTGCCAGTACATCACGATGGTTATGTTTGGGATTGGATACGTCAAAGTATGGGAGATCCTACAATTGAAGGATATACTGTAAGTTTTGGTATTGATATACCTGAACCTGAAAAGCAAGCATTATTATTTGATGGTGAAAAGAAAATCTGGAAGACAGGTGAGTTTGTAGCATTTAACGGACACGATATTCAACACAGTTTAAAAAATGAAGCAACAAACCCAGAGCATTGGCGAGTGACGGCTGTAATGGAAATTGATAAAAAATATTTTAACAACTATTCTGTTGGTTTATGAGTTTAGATAACGATCAATTACAACAAGAAATTTACGATGATATATTTAAGAATGCTATGGATCTTATAGTTAAACATTCAAGTAATTTAGAAGTTAATCAATTAGTTTCAAGTACGATGCTCGCAATAGCTATTCGTTTTTATAAATCAGCTTTAACTGATTTAGATTATCAAAAATTTTTAAATTCAATTATAGAAGTTGGACAAGAAGCAAGACCATTTGGTGTTGCTGAAATATTACCAAAAAGAAAATTGAATTAACTAAATAGGTTTGCTTTTAACAGAGGAGGGTATTATGACTCTTTTTGTTTATGAAGTAATAGTTCTTATTTTATCTGTTATTATGTTAGGAATATCTGTTTTTTATATGTTTAAAATTGACAAAGCAAAGAAAAAATAATTATTATTTTATACTATGAATATCTTTTACTTAGATAAAAATCCTAAAATTTGTGCGACAATGCACTGCGATAAACATGTAGTCAAAATGATTATAGAGTATGCGCAGTTATTGTCAACTGCGCACCGAGTCCTAGACGGAACTTCAAACAACATCCTTACCAAATCAAAACGCAAATATACCACTTGGATTCATCCAACTCCATTAATGGAATCTACATTGTATAAATCTACTATGAAGAATCATCCATCAGCTATATGGGTTCGTGAGAGTGTGTCACATTATGAGTATTTGAAAGAATTATGGAAACATTTATCAGACGAATATACTCATCGTTATGGTAAGACACATAGCACTTATATCAAATTAAAAGATGTATTAAAATTAAATCCAATCAACATACCTAATATTCCATTCAAAGATCCACCACCAGCAATGAGTAATTTTCCATTATGTATTGTACCAAATAATAGTCTTTACTCTTATTATAATTATTACATAGTGGCAAAGAATTATTTTGCTAAATGGACTAATCGACCGATACCTGAATGGTACTCAACAGGGTTATCAACAAAGAAATTATATGCCTAATTATACATTTGAAAATAAAAAAACTAAAAAAGAATTTTCATTAACAATGAAAATGGATGAACTTGAATTATATTTAAAAGCAAATCCAGATGTTCAACAAATATTTAATACATTTCCTGGAATTGCTGCACCATGGAACGTTGGAGGTGTGACTGGAAAAGCTACAAATGCAAAAAAAGGTTTTAAAGAGGTATTAAATAGAATACACAAACGTACTCCTGGAAGTCGTTTAAATAAAACAACGGACATGTAAGGATAAAAAATGAGTATATTTACAGAAGAAAGATTAGGAAAAGCATTATATTTAACAGATGCAAATACATTAACCAATTGGTATAATGCCTTACTCGATTCATTACCAGAAGATATGATTGAGAGTCCGAGTCGTATTGCTGGTTTCTTAGCACAAACATCACACGAGTCTGGTAAATATAAATTTTTAGCAGAAAATTTAAACTATTCTGATAAAGGTTTATTAAAAACATTCCCAAAATACTTTAATGAGAGTAATGTAATGGATTATGCTCGTAAGCCAGAAGCAATCGCAAATAGAGTTTATGCGAATCGTATGGGAAATGGTGATGAAGCATCAGGTGATGGTTGGAGATATTGTGGAAGAGGACTTATACAATTGACAGGTAAGAATAACTATCAAGCATTTGCTAATAGTGAACAAATGAATATAGAAGAAGTTCCTGATTATTTAATTACATATGTTGGTGCTGTAAGATCTGCTCTTTGGTTTTGGAATAAAAATAATTTAAATGACACAGCTGATCTCGGAGATTTACTAATGATGACAAAGAAAATAAATGGAGGAACACATGGACTTGCTGAAAGAACAGCTGAATACAAAAGAATCCTTGAAATATATTCAGCCTAGCAAAAGGTTCACTCATCTTTCAATTGAGTTTCCTAAGTTAGAAAGAATAGATTCTGCTGGGAGTAGAGTTTATAAAACACCAACAGGAAATCTATATCCTTCAGTGACAAGCATCACATCATTACAAAATAGATCAAGTATTATTGAATGGAGGACTAGAGTAGGAAATACTGAAGCAAATCGTATATCAAAACAAGCATCATCACGTGGTACTTTAATTCATAAATGGTCTGAAAAGTATTTACTTAATGATGGATTTGAATATGATACAGAAGATTTAGTAGAAACAACTTTGTCTCAAGATTTTACTAATTTTATGCCAGTGTTAAATGAAATTGATAATATAATGGCACTTGAAACACCTTTATATTCTCATGAATTACAATGTGCTGGTACAGTTGATTGTATAGCTACATTTAAGAATAAAGTTTCTTTAATTGATTTTAAAACAGCATCAAGACCAAAAGAAAAGAAATGGATTCAAAACTACTTTATGCAAGCATCAGCATACGCACATATGTTTAAAGAATTAAAAGGACAACCTATACAACAAACTGTATTATTGTTTTTAGTAGATGGTGGTGAAACACAAATATTCACTGAGAATCCAAATAGTCATCTTGAGATGTTTAGATTTTATAGAGAACAATATAGAAAAGAAAATGAATTGGCAGTCGAATAAAGGATTCGTCGCAAAAGAGTATAAAGCATTTGGTGAAAATGCATGGGGTCAAAAAGTATTTGTAATTAAGTATAAGGGATTTTCTAATGTCACAGTAGAGAATGATTTTAACCAATGGATAAAAGAAGTAGATGACCTCGCAATTGAAAAGAAAACAAAATAAAACATTTAAATCTCCTTTTTTAAGTGGAAGTGATATGAAACATGTACGAACTAAAAGAAATAAGTCCAGCAGAAAATCTTAAGAGAGTTATTAAGACTGATGGATATTGGGTACATTACGAGAATCGTACTAACTTAGAAGTACAGTCTGGTAATTGTTCGTTCACATTAGGTTATAATCATAAAGAATTAAAGAGTCTATTACCAACGAATGAGATTGATTTTCTTCGTGGTAATAGTGGTGAGTCCGCAGAGCCTGTTGATCGTTTAAGTGAAACACTAACAAAAGAAGCTGGTATGGATGGCATCGCCTATGCTGTATCTGGTTCAGATGGTAATGAGTGTGCTTTTTATATTAATGATTTATATTGGACTAATAAAGGTGAACCGAATCGAAGATATATAATTTCAATACCACCTTGTTATCATGGAACTACAGTTGTTTGTCGAAGTGCAAATAATGATATCGTAGAGAAAAGACAGAGTCGTTTTGTACCGATACGTGGAAGAACTTGGTACACAACAGAAGATAGTATTGCGAACGAAACAAATGTACTCGAACAAATAATCGAAACATTTAAGAGTCGTAATGATATTGGTGCTATTTTAATTGAGAGTTATCCATGGAATAAAACAATTGCTCCATGGAGTCATAACTTCTATCAACTACTACGTGCAACTGCTACGTTATATGGTGCAAATTTAATCGTAGATGATATTGCAGGTTATGGTGGTAAGATAGGAACACTCTTTACTCATACAGCTTATAATATAAAACCTGATATGGTGACAATTGGTAAAGCACTTACAAATGGACTAATACCATTATCAGCTTGTTTAATTAATGATAAAGTATTGAAACAAGTAAAGACTACATTTAATTGGGGGCATACTTGGCAACCGAATATGTATGGTGTGCGAGTAGCGAATCGTTGTATAGAGTTAATCAAAGAACGAATGGCATACTCGAAAGTAATCGAAAAGAATTTAAACGATATAGGTGATCGTTTAAAGAGTAAAGGACTCGTGAGAAACGTAATTGGGAATGGAGTATGGAAGTCTTTTGTACCAGAACCAAATCCAATACCAATCTCGTTAGCTGAGATTGATAAAGCAGGAATGTCAGCAACAACGAACGAGAATACAATTAAGACAATTATACCACTAATTGCTGATGATATATACTTTGAAGAATTAGAAAAGCGATTAGAGGTTTGCTTTACAAATATAAAAGAACAAAGAACACAAGGACTATTGATATGAACGATAAACAATCTGCAGAAAAAACTACATATTTTCAATCAGAAAATGAAATACCTGATTGGTATATAAACTATGCTGAAGGAACACCTGCATTTGCAGAGTACTTTAAACTTCAACTTCTTAAATTTGAACAGTTTGAAGATCAATCACTTTTAAACACTGTTGCTCTTACAGTTGCAACTGTAAACAATTCAAAAGATCTAATGCATGATATAAGTCAAACGATGTTTGATAGAAATTTCGTGTATAGTCGAGATATGGTAATGGGAGCAATCGCTGAGTGCTTAAATGACTATGCATTAATCGATAAGAATTATATACTAGGAGAAGATACCGATGAAGCGAGAGTTCGAATGACTGTTGCAATATTAAGAGGTATGCCTAAATCGTTATTCCTTGATTGGAACGAAACAAGAACAGAAGAAGAGCATAAAATACGTGCGATTATTGGTATAGTTGACGTTATAAGCAAAATCATCTAAACCACTCTCAAAACACGTTAAAATAGGTTTAAACCCTATTCTATAATGAGAGTGAACTATTCTAAACCATTGATTTATATAGCTTATTTTTTACTACCTTTGGTTTAAAAAGCTTTACTTTTAAGAATTTTTAAGGTATAATATACCTAAATAACATATAAGATTTGTTCTTATTCTTCTTCCCAAGAAGTTTAAGATTGTGAACTATATTGATGAAAAAACTATGAAGCCATATAATCGAAACTTTCGAAGCACAAAAGACTTCAAGTCAAACGACAAAAGAAATAGATTTGACTCGCCAAAGAAAACTTATTCAACACCTCATTACGAGCGTCCAAAAGAAACTGGTCTTGAAGTATTGGTTGAGAATGATAATATTGAAAAGGCAATCCGAAGACTTAAAAAGAAAGTTGATCGCGAGGGTTTGATCCGTGAGATAAGAGATCGAGCCACTTATAGCAAACCATCAGAGAAACGTAAGATTGCAGCACAGAACGCAAGAGATCGTTGGCTGAAATATAAACGTGACCGAGATCGTTTGATTTAAAATAAAACCTAATATAATCTAATTCGAAAGGAAAAGAGTATATGAAAAGTTTGAATTTACAGGATGTGGGTAGGCGAGTGCGTCTCGCTATATTCCTCCTAATCCTATTACCATTCCTAATTATTCCAAGCATTACTACTTCAGCAGACGAAGAGTCACCTGAGTTTATTTGCTTAGTTGAGAACATTTACTTTGAGAGTAAAGGTGAATCAATGCGAGGAAAGATCGCTGTTGGAGTTGTCACTCTGAATCGTCTCAAAGATTCTCGATACCCTAAAACAATCTGCGAGGTTGTAAAGCAGGGTCCAGTAAGAGAATCTTGGAAAACAAGACAAGATCCCAATCTTACAGCCGACCAACGTTTATACAATCCAGTCCGTCATCGTTGCCAATTCTCTTGGTGGTGTGATGGATATAAAGAACGGATTAAGTATGATGAAAACTGGATCGATTCAGTGCGAGCAGCAAAGTCTGCTCTGACTGGTAAGTACGATGATCTAGTGGATGGAGCAACACATTACCATGCTGTCTATGTGACACCTGAATGGGCGAATCGTTTAAGATTCATCGTTCAGATTGATAATCATAAATTCTATGAATACCCAAAAACTTCCAAAGTCGCAAGTCTATTCTAAATCCAAAGGCACTCATCCTTCTCAACCGAGTGCCTTTGCAACCCTCGCATCCCTCTCTCCTATATACTTAAATCTAACCAGAGCGTCGTCGTTTTTATGAAAAGAACTGCAATCTGCTCAATCTGCGGAATTACTGCATACGTTCCAATCTCAAGATCATTACTCGCACTCTTACAATTTAACTGTAATTCGAAGCATGCTGAAAGATTCGGAGTCTGTGAATTTAAGCTTACAAAGAAGACTCAGAAGAGAAAGGTTTCGGGCACCTAGTTCATTGGTAGAACACGTGGTCGACATCCACGGGGTGGCAGGTTCGATTCCTGCGGTGCCCACCATGCCCTAATAGCTCAATTGGTAGAGCAACTGATTTGTAATCAGTAGGTTGGGAGTTCAAGTCTTCCTTAGGGCACCAAATTCTTGGAAACGGATGATTTGGTGTTAAAAAGCAAGGAAATACGATGCTGAACCTCACGAACGACACACAGCGACATTCTCCTCGCATTCCTTCGCGCAGACCCAGACACTCCCACACTCCCCTTCGAAACACTAGATCTAGTGGGTACTCTTTTCGTTCTCTCTAAAACCATGTAAATAAATTCAGTTTTCGCCTTAATTTCGCCTTAATTGTAGGGTATAATATTCGTATGAAAACAAATAAAAAGGAAATAAGTATGACTGATACGTTTTGGAAACTAACTTACTCGGATGGTGAAATTGAATATACTGAATTCGCTCCCTATTCGAATAAGTCTTATTATGAGTATGAGCGTCTTGAAAGTGTTGGAAATCCTGTGATTCGATTTGAACTAGTTCGTGCTGATAAATCGAATAATGATTTAAGATTTGTGAGTGTTGCTTAATGAAAAACTTTATAAATGAATCTTGGGTTGCTGTGCTAGTATTGGTGGCATTGATTGCTGCTGGTTATGGTGCAATGCATTTAATTCTATACTTCGGAGGATACTAATGAAAACGAGAGAACTTTGGCTTGACTTCGAAACATGGTTGGAAAGAAATTATAATAGGAATGTGTCGGATCTATCCTGGAATGCATATGTTTTATTAAGTAAAGAATATAATTCTGAAAGATTGTCTACTCGAAAGTACGAGACAAGGACAGAGAAAGGAATAGCGAATGATTAAAACTGCATTATATTTAAATAAAGAGAATATGCATCAATCAGTGTATAAATTCACTGGTAAATACGAACTCGTAGTGGAACAGGAAATACTCGCTTCTTCGAGAGATGAAGCATTTGAACTGTATTTAAAAGAGGGTGGATTAAACTACTCGAGAATAACATCGGATTTGACCGAAAACTCTCCGAGAATCGAAACTACTTATATTGATGCGATGACACCAGAGATGGAGATTAAGTATGTCGGAACTGTGGTGGCTTCGAGAGATGACGAGAACGAAGTGGAACTCGAGAATGCGTTAGGAGGATATAGTGGCTAAGTTGTTTAAATTGAACTCTGGGAGAAGAAAAACACTCCGTGCACATATACCAAATTTGAGTGGAAAGAGAGAGATTGCAATTACTCAGATCTCGGCATTATTAAGAGAAGATACGAATATGAGTCACGAGCAGAGTATTGAGTTTGCGACTCGAGTATTGAATAGCTATTTGGCAGCGAATATGCAGTCACCAAGTGGAAGAGTACACTAATGAATAAAAAGGTGGTAATCTCATTCGTTGACGAGTCTGGCGAGAATCGAGTGTTTAATGATTGGGCTTCTGCCGAGGAGTATTTAAAGACAGTAATCGCATTAAATCGTGAATTTA